CGCAGAATTGCGGAGACCCCCCTCCACCGAAAAGTCCACCCCCCCTCCGCAAAAAAGTGGAGGTATATATAATGATTTAGATAATATACAAGATAAACCCCCTAAAGCCCCCCAAGGGGGGCAGCGCCCTAAAAAGCGCAAAACAGAGCCGAAGGCGACCGCCGACTGGAAGCCGGAACGTTTTGAGGGCTTCTGGAAGTTCTATCCCCGCGGAGAGGGGAGACAGGCCGCAATCCGGGCCTGGGATAAGCTCCAGCCGGACGACAAGCTGATCGACCACATTGCCGTCTGTCTCAAGCGGCAGATGATGTCTGAGGAGTGGCGGCAGGGCATTGGTATCCCGCATGCCTCGACGTATCTCAACCAGCAGCGCTGGACGGATGAGGAACGGCAGCCGGTCCCGCCTGCACCCTCGCACGTGGTCAGCACGGAGGGTACGCGATGGCTGTAGACAGATCTGCGCTGGATCAGCAAAACCTGCTGGACGCGCAGGCGTCCGTCCTCGGCTCCATGCTGATCGACAGCCGTTGCGTCGGCGCGGTGCTGGCCGAAGTCCGGCCGGACTACATCACGCAGCCGACATACCGCATGATCTTCGACGCGATCACGCACCTGTATGCCGACAACCGCAAAATCGACGCGGTCACGGTGCTGGCCGAGGTCACGGGCGGCGGGAAGAACACCGCCATGTATGATCTCGTGGCCAGGCTGATGCAGGTCACGCCGACGGCAGCCAATGTGGGCGAGTATGTGCGGATCCTGAAGCAGCGGGCACGGCTCATGAGCCTCAAGGATCTTGCGTCCGAGATCCTCGGCGCGGAATCTGAGGATGATATCGCGCAGCTGCTTGACCGGGCCAACGCGATCATGGTCAGCCGCCCCGGCGTCCGGACGGCGACGATGGCCGAAGCGTATCAGGAATTCTTCGCCCGGCACGATCCGGACGTCAAAAAGGAGTATCTGCGCTGGGGCATCCAGGAGCTGGACGACGCGATCTATGCAGGGCCGGGCGATATGGTCGTCATTGGCGGCTATCCCTCGGACGGCAAGACCACCTTTGCCCTCAGTACGGCCTTTCGCATGGCCGGGAAAAAGAAAGTCGGCTTTTTCAGCTACGAGACCGACAAAGACAAGCTTTATGACCGCATAGTTGCGTCCGTCGCGCAGATCGGGCTGGCAAAGCTCAAGCTGAACGCGCTCAACGCAAACGACTGGGACACGATGGCGGCCATTGGAAAGCAGCTCGCCGAGCCGAAGCTCCAACTGATCGAGGCCAGCGGCATGACCGTGCAGGACATTCGCAGTTGGGCGCTGTCGCGGCATTTTGACCTGATCGTGGTCGACTACCTGCAGAAGATCAAGCCGGTCCGGTCGACGCGCTACGCCAGCGACTACGAAAACGTCTCGCAGATCTCCAGCGACCTGCAGCAACTCGGTAGGCAGACGGGCATCCCCATCATCGCGCTTTCGCAGCTGTCACGGCCGGAACGCAACAAGAGCGGCAAGATCCCGCCGCCGACGCTCTCGTCGCTGCGCTCATCCGGCCAGATCGAGCAGGACGCGGATGTGGTCATGCTCCTGTACCGCGAAGACCAGGACTCGCCAAACAGCCGCCGCCTGCTGCGCGTGGCAAAAAACAAGGAAGGCGAGAGCAATATCGGGGTCAAGCTGGACTTTGACGGCCAGACGCAGACTTTCCGCCGCAGCTCCAGTCAGCCGCAGCATGGATCCCTGCCGCAGCCGCAGAGACCGCGATACCAGCAGGCGTCGATGAAGCCGGGCGAGTTCGGGCCTATCGATATCCCAGACTCTGAGATCCCATTTTGAAAAAACGGAGGACAACATGAAAGCAATTTGTATCATGAATTTGAAGGGCGGTGTCGGAAAGACGATCACCGCCGCAAATATGGCCGCGATCCTCGCGCGAGACCACGGCAAAAAGGTGCTGTTGGTCGACTGCGACAGCCAGTGCAATCTGACGTGGTTCGTTGGCGCGGAGGAGGGCTGCGGCACGCTGACGGAACTGCTGACCAATCCGACAGGCTATGTGTACGACTACATATCCTGGACGGGCATGTCCGCGGACGTCGACGTCATCCCGGCAGATGCGTCTTTGATGGCGCTCGATGCGTCGCAGCTGCTGGCCGCATCCGGCGAGGAGCGGATCCACGCGCGGTCGCTGCCCGATCTGGTTGACGTGTTGCGCGAGGATCAGGCGTATGATTTTGTGATCTTCGACTGCCCGCCGGCATTCAACGCGGCCGCGGCCTGCGCGCTCCGCGCAGCGGATGAGGTCATCATCCCAATCAAGCTGGACGCCTTCGCGCTGCTCGGCATGGACAACCTGCTCGCGCAGATCAAAAACATGCAGCGCATCAACCCAAAGCTTCGGCTGGCCGGTGCGCTCATCACCATGCGGACACGGGCAGACGGCGTTGACGCAGCTGAGCAGCAGCTGCGCAGTGTGCAGGGCCTGCCGGTGTTCCAGCGTGTGATCCGCCGCAGCGGCAAGGTCGACGGCTCAACCTTCGACCGGTCGCCGATCACAGTCTTCTCGCCCAAGTCCGCGACCGGCATTGATTACCGCCGTTTCGTCCGCGAGTATCTGACGCAGGAGGGCTTGATCGATGGCTAAGGGATTTGATATCACCTCGCTGTTCGGGGACGCCGCAGCCGTGTCCAAATCGGACACCGACCGCACGGTCAAAATGATCGACATTGACCAGCTGCAGGCCAACGAAAAAAACTTTTACAAGGTCGGCAAAAAGGATCTTGACGATCTCAAGAGCAGCATTGAGATTTCCGGCATTCTCGACCCGCCGAGCGTCTGCAAGGCGGACGGCGATAAATACCGCATTATCTCCGGGCATCGCCGATGCGAAGCGGTGCGGCAGCTGGTCAAGGAGGGGCACACGGAGCTGCGCATGGTGCCCTGTTTCATCCGCAGTCCGCAGAGCGCGGAAATGGAGGAACTGGAGCTGATCTGGGCGAACGCCACGTCGCGCGTCCTGTCCTCGCCGGAGCTGGCCCAGCAGGCCGCCCGCGTGGAGGAGCTTTTATATCAGCTCAAGGAGCAGGGCGTTGACTTTCCCGGCCGGATGCGCGATCACGTCGCGCAGGCCTGCAAGATCAGCCGGACAAAACTGGCAAACCTGCACGCTATCGAGACCAACCTCCGCGAGCCACTGCTCGGCATGTGGCGCAAGGGGACGCTCAACGATGCGCAGGCTCTGGAGCTGAGCCGGCTTGACGCCGGGCTGCAGAATCGGCTTGCGGGCCTGTTCCCGCGCATGAGCAAGGACGACCTTCCGGCATCCGTAGTCATACCAAAGCTTGGAGAGTGCGCCAAAATGGGCGCAAAGTGGCAGGCTTGTTCCGGTATGTGCCCGGCTGGTGATGGTCTTACCTGTCCGACCGCTCGCGGAGACGCATTCCTGCGGCATGATTTGGGCAATTACTACGATATGTGCCAAGGCTCAAAATGCTGCTGGACCTGCCGCAATGGTCGAACGGCTGGCGGATACAACGCCTGCGACAGTATGTGCAGCCGTGCGAAAGCGGCACGCACTGCGGCCAACCAGCAGCAAAAAGACAAAGAGGCCGCAGCGCGGGAAAAGGCCGAAGCTAAAGTCAAACAGGCGTTTATTACCGATGCAAAACGGTATCTTGCCGCTGCTGATGCTGCCGGGCTGCCGGAAAACACGCGGATTGATCTGACATCCTATTCGGGTGCAACGGTCAAGCAACTGCGCAGCTGGGCGGTAGGAAAGGATCTTGAGCATCGCAGCTTTTACCGAAACGATCTGGAACCCCGCTTTGTCGACGTGTCCAAGGTATCCAAGCAGCTACAGTGCTCCGCGGATTATATTGTCGGCAACATCGACCAGCCGTGGCCGGTCGTCCCGCTGTCGGAGACGCTGGAATCTGACCAGCCGCCGAAATGGCGCACCGGTACACCGCCCGCGTCCGGCTACTACTGGTGCAACTTTGACTGTGGTGGCACTGCGATTCATAGTGACGCAGTCTATGACGCCGTATTGGGTGTGTGGTATTTCCCGAACGGCGGCGCGAAAATTGATGCAGCCTGCACCGGCTGGGTGCGGCTGCCGGAGGAGGACGACGCGAAATGAGCGACAGAACAAGAGCCCTCCGGTACAAACGTCCGGCGCTTGCCTCGATGGGCGCGTACAACATCAGGCAGGAGCTCGACGACATCGTAGAGGCTTGCGATGGCGTGCGGTACTACATTGAGCAGGCAGACAACGACGAGACGCTTCTCAATGCACTCGATGGCGACGAGGATGCTGAGTGGGAATTTCGCATGGCTTTCGCAGGTTTGTCCGCAAAAGCCGACGAGCTGCAAATGAGGCTGTATGAGCAGAATTTCGAGGACTTTTACCGAGACTTTGACGATGCGACAGTCGCTCTGATTGGCAACCGCTACGAACTGGTAGGCTATGACGGCGAAGAGGAAGATTATTTTTCGCTTACGAGCTACGAAGAAGGACTCGCACAGACGGAAGCTGGGAAAAGGCTTTGCAGACTGACAAAGTCAGAGATGATCGAGCGCATTGGCTGGGCATTTGGCATTCTGCTTGCATTCTTCGATCTGCGGCAGCAGTACGATTATCTCAAGGCGACTTTTGACATCCTGCGCGACGAAAATACATCGCTGCTGGATACGATCCGAGAAATCGAAAAGACATACGACGAAATGGAAGCCGATGATTTCCGCGAGTACAAGGACAGCACAAGACACTTCGACCGGCTGCTCGCCGCGCTTCCAGATCGGGCGTGGCTGGAATAGGAGACATGACGCATGACTACAGATGAGGTTCTACGTGCGTTGGACGCACTCGCGGTCGAGACAGGGAGCCTTGCCTGTCTGGGCTGTGGCCACGAGCATAACTGTGGCATTCACGGCTGCGCGATCATTCGCGCAGCAGGAACAACAATCAGAGAGTTGATCGCCGAAAAAGGGCGGCTGAAGCGACGGATCCGCTTCCTTCAGGCAATGTCGGTTCCTGGCACGCTGCCGGAAAGGAGAGATGATCCATGAACGACGCATATATCCGCCACTCGGCGGCAATTGGTCTGATCCGACGACACATTGGAGACTTGCAGACATCTCGGGAGGAAAGTCTGATTGCATGGGTTATCAGCCCTCTACGCACCATGCCCGCCGCCGACGTTGCGCCTTTTGCAGCCGAGACGGACGGAAAGGAGAAGATGGATGACACGTAAACGGTCTATCAAGCTATGTATGGGACGGCTACATTTGTCACGCAATCAGGCAGCGGCAGCCGCAGAATCCAGAGGGCTTACGTATCATATGCTGCGAATGGCCATATCGATGCAAGAGTGTGCGCAGGCCTTTGCTCGAATGTCCTGCTTGGTGGCGCATGTGGACTCCGGCACGGAAATTCGCTACCGGCACGTCAAGAGCGTCCGCGATGGAGTGATCGAGTATGATGAGTAAGCGGGCCGCAAAGGTAGCATCCATGGGCGACGCAAGATTTGCAGTTGAGTGGGAAAGTAGGTCTTGTACAGTCGGCCAAAGGAATGGATATTTCCATTGCTGGGAGCGCCGCATCTGCGGCGATCAAATCCAAGTTGTCGGAATTGTTGAGTTTTCTGACTGCGTCAAACGAGTTGACCCGGAGAGCATTGCTTTTCGTGATGAGACAAACGCACTTCTGTTTACCTTGGATCGCTTCGGGGTTCCGCATGATGGGTGACGATACAAAGCGCGTCGTGATCCGCATCAAGCGGCACATTCCCATCTACCCGCAGCTGGCTCCCGCTGTCGGTGAGACCGTTGTGGCGGACAGGCTGAATGACCCGTACAGCAACAGATACTTTTATGTCCTCTGGCGTGCCGGTAAGCGCGTGATCATCCGGCCGGACGAATGCGTGGAAATCACGCCAGAGGAAGCCTGGCCGCAGATGTCGACTTCCGGCCGCTGGGCAAGAATGCACCGGGAGAGATCCCGGGAGTCCGCACTCCGAAGCTATTACAGGAGGAAAGGAAAGAAATGAGGCGTCGGTACATCAAGCGGCTCATGGCGCTCGGCATCCAGCGCAATGAGGCCGCAGAACTGTGGATGCGATATGGCCGGCAGCTCTGGCCGCCGAGGCTGGCGCTGCCGGGACGATAAAGGAGGAGCAGCATGATTATTGAGATTCTGACACTGGCTGCACTGATCGAGTGGATCGTCATTGGTGTGCTTGTTGTCAAAAGCATCCGCGGCGCGTGCAAAAAGATCTGCGTCGTAGGGGACACGATGTTGGGAGAGATGCAACCCGGAGGTGTGGACGGTGGCTGATTTCATGACGCGCATGGATGAGGTCAGGCGCAACGGCATGGCAAATGCGTTTGACGCCGGTGTACAGAAGGGTGCGGATCTGATTCTGTGTGCGCTGGCGCTCGAGTTCGGCTTCGGCCCCGAGCGAATGCGGCGGCTTGCGGCCAAGGTCGCAGAACTTGATAATGCGCATCGGGCCGCATGGAACGGCAGCGACGAGGCGGACTTCCACAAGGAGCGGATCGACTCTGTACTCCGGATCGCCTGCGGCGACGCCTTTGTCCCGTTCGACCTTCGAAACGAGTTCATTCTGCCGACGCACTACGACAAGCCGGCGCGGCCGCGTAAGCGCAGGCACTGATGGATCCAGTATCATCCGGTCAATTAGTTTACATGGACTATGGCGGCAGCTGCATGCCATGGCTGCTGCCGCGGGGATCTGACCGGTCATGATATGGGCTCGCCGTGCATCCCTCACACGGCGAGCCCGCCAAAAGAACCAGGAGCCCGCCAAAAGAACCAGGAGGTGATCCTATCCCATTCTCACGCACAATCAAAGAAATCTATGCTGGCCCGTGCTATCGCGCTATCGACAGCGCTGCAATCCGTCCACAGGCCGGACGAAGGTCTGGGCGCTCGGATGAGACTGCACCGTATCAGCAGTATCTAAATGATAAGTCATCCGTGCAGAAGCTGGAGCATCTGATCGAGGCAAACTTTACGCTGGACGATCTGTTCGTCACCACGACATACGCGGACGACTTCCTGCCGCCGAACTATGATATCGCCGCTCGCCGACTGCGCGCGTTCTTCGCGCGATACCGGCCAGCACGTAAAACGCGCGGTTTGCCCTATGATTATGTGTATGTCATAGAGGGCGAGCACGGCGACAAACGTATCCATCATCACATGATCCTGCCTGCTGACGGCGGCAATGCGGAACTGATCCGCGAGCTGTGGCGATACGGTAGCATGGATATCGAGACGATCCGCCAGTTCGGCTTGCGGCCAATCCGCGGCAGCCCGGCTCTGCTGCTGTCCGAGTATATTGAGATGTTCGGTCCAGACAAAGGGCCGGGACATTATGAGATCGACTGCTATCATAAGGTTGCAATGTACATGACAAAGGAGCCGCGCAAGACTGGCAGGGCCAGATGGCAGGCTCGCATGTACACACCATCGAAGGGGCTGCAGCAGCCCGTCATATTAGAACGAACACTGGAACCAGGAGAGCATTATGAGCCGCCGGACAATGTTGTGCAGTTGTCAGCTGAGCGTAAGGACAACCGATATGGGGACTTTGGATATACGTTCGGCTGGGTCAAAAATCAAACCGGGATAAACATTTTCGGCTCGAAACAATCAATAAATAACGGGAAGGGTGGATAAAAGTCTTGCAAAACAGAATTGCGCGTGATATACTGTTGGTGTCAGCGGATGATAAACTGATCTGCCCACTGTGCGGCAGGCCAACGCAGCAGCGAGTGCTGCCGACATCCAGGCTGATCGACTTCCCGCTTTACTGCAAGCATTGCAGGAAAGCGACAGTCGTAAACGTGAATACGAGCCAGAGCCAAAGCCAACGTGCTAGTGCCAGCGCCAAATGATTTGACCATGATGGTCGGATCGTTTGGCGCTTTTGTTATGCAGTCGAGGTGATAGCCGGCTGGCAGATGCGCCGCGATCCGTTCAGGGTCACGGCGCTTTTCTTTTTTGCCGATGGATTACAAGAGCAAGCGATGGCTGGCGCTTCGGGCGCGCGTCCTTCGCCGGGACAAAGGCCTGTGCCGTGAGGCGATGCGGTACGGCCGGCGCGTCGAGGCAACGACGGTGCACCATGTCTACCCGGTCGAGGATTATCCGGAGCTGCAATGGGCCGAGTGGAATCTGATCTCGGTCAGCCAGCAGGCGCACAACAGCTTTCACGATCGGTCGACCGGAAAGCTGACGCCGGCCGGGCTGGCCTGGCAAAGACGAATAGCCCCCCCTCGAAAAACGAAAACGGAAGGGGCCTCGGTCACCGGGCTGGGGGACTCTTTCCGACGGACGGAAAATAACGGGAGGGGGTAAGCGACAAGAAAATACGCGAGCAGGATGCGCGCGCAAACGACGCGGGCGCGCGTGTCCCGGGTCATCCGGTTTCCCCAGGCGCGGGGTTATTCTCTCCACCTCCGCCTGGAACGCATGGTGAATCCTCTACCAGCCTGGGCGCGGCTTTTCGGCCGCGCTTGGGGAAACCGGATGACGGAATCCGAGGTGATCAACAGTGGCCAGAGAGGACATGATTCGCGCCGACATGCAGGCCGTCGGCACTTACAACCAGATTTTTGAGCCGACGATCAAGCAGCTGGCCAAGACAGAGCGCGAGCTCAGTCGCGCGGAGAAGGCTTGGAAAAAGGCGGGCGGCCTGATGGTCGCAACTCTGACCAACAAGACTGGCGGCGAGTACACAGCGAAGGACCCGAACTGGACGGTCGTTGAGAATCTTCGTGCGACGGTCACGGGCCTGCGCAACCAGCTGGGACTGACGCCGACCGGCCTGAATAAGGCCCGCAGCAAGCAGACCGTGAGCACGGACCGGTCGAAGATCGAGCAGCTGCTTGACGATGCGCACAACTACGCTGTCGAGCACGCAGCAGAATACCAGCGCGACGTCGACGCCTACGTCGACAAAGTGCTCAGCGGGGAGATCGTCGCGTGCGAATGGATCGTCCTGGCATGCCGGCGTTATCTCAACGATCTGGCATCCTGCCGATGGGATTTCCGGCCGGAGCCGGCCTGCGAGATCATCGCCATCATCGAGACGACGCTCTGCCACCAGCAGGGTGAGTTCTTGGACGCGAGCCCTTTGCGCGGCACGCCGTTCTACCTGCTGCCCTACCACAAGTTCATCTGCTTCAACATCATGGGGTTTTACCTCAAGGGGACAAACAAACGGCGGTTCAAAGAAGCGCTTGATTTTATCCCGCGAAAAAACGTCAAGACCACGTTCGCCGCCTCGCTGGCTTGGGCGTTGGCCCTGTATGAACGCCGGTCCGGATCCAAGGTCTATGAGGTCGGCGGTGCGCTCAAGCAGGCGCTCGAAGGATTCGACTTCCTGAAATATAACGTCTATCGCCTCGGTGTGACGGTCAAGGAAGATGCAGAGCGCGGCCTGCGTATCACGGACAACAACATGGAGCACTCCATTGTCGGCGATATCGGTGACGGATTCATCTCCGTCAATGCCCTGGCGGCGAATCCCGAGAAGCAGGACTCCTTCAATGCCAACATCGTCATCTGCGATGAGGCGCATGTGTATAAGTCGCCGAAGCAGTTCCAGAAGCTGCGTGATGCGACAAAGGCATACACCAACAAGCTTGTCATCATCATATCTTCCGGCGGCGCGAACGCGCTAGGCTTTCTGGCGCAGCGCGTGGAGTTCTGCAAGAAGATCCTCAACGGCACTATCAAGGATCCGTATGCCGACGAGATCTTCATCTTTATCGCGCAGGCCCCGACCAATGAGAACGGCGACGTCGACCTTCTGGATCCGAAGGCACTGGAGGCCGCAAGTCCCGGTTGGGGCTACAGCATCCGGCCGCAGGATATGATCAACGACGCTGCACAGGCCGAGGCCGACCCGCAGCTGCGCCCTGAATTTTTAAACACCTCGCTTAACATCTTTACGGCTGCGCTGCGTGCCTGGTTCGATATTACCGAGTGGCGCAAGTCCGACGCGAAGTACAACTGGACGCTGGCGCAGCTCGCACGCCTGCCGATCAAATGGTACGGCGGCGCGGATCTCTCCAAGATGCACGACTTGACGGCCTGCTGCCTGTTTGGCCATTACAAGGGTGTCGATATTATCATCCCGCACTGCTGGTTCCCGCGGCCGGCGGCGGAGATCAAGGCAAACAAGGATCAGATCCCGCTGTTCGGCTGGAAAGATGACGGATGGCTTGACATGACCAACGACAAGGTCACGAACTACAGCGACATCGTCCGATGGTTCAAAAAACGCCGCGGCGAGGGCTTCAAGATGCGCCGGATCGGGCACGACCCGAAGTTCTGCCGTGAGTACTTTGTCGAGATGAAAAAGGAGCATTTCCCGGTCAAGGCGCAGATGCAGACCTTTATCCTGAAATCCGAGGGGTTCCGATATCTTGAGAAATCTGCGAAGCAGGGAACGCTCTATTACATGCACGCGGAACCGATGGAATACTGCGTGCAGAACGTAGCCGGCGTCGAGAAGGCCGACGACATGGTGCAGTACCAGAAGATCGAGCCGAATCTGCGCATTGACGTGTTTGATTGCGCGGTCTTCGCAGCCTGCGCTTACCTGAATGATTTGAGCGAGAGCAACAAGGGTGCTGGATGGTATGACAGCGCCAGGGATGAAACGGAGGCTGATGCCGATTGAAAGTGAAACCGCAGCGCCGCAGCGCTGCAAGCGACCAGTCCTGTCTGCAGTGGCTGGTGTCCAATTCTGACACGCTGGCTGTGACGGGATATCATCGGCTGATCGACAGCCCGGATGTCCTGGCGGCGGTCGGAGGGCTGGCGGACATCGTCAGCAACGCGACGATTCAGCTGTTCCGCAACGCAGAGAACGGCGACATTCGCGTCCGCAATGAACTCAGCCGGTTCGTCGATATTCATCCATGGCGGTACGGCGGCCGAAAGGACTGGGTTGAATGGATCGTTGAAACAATGCTTCTTTCCCCGTGCGGCAGCGCGTTCGTCCTGCCGCAGACGCAGGGCGGCCTACTGGTCGACCTGACCCCGATGCCGGGCGCGACAGTGGCCAGCGCGGACGGCGGCCTGACCTACTTTGTGACGTGGCGCGGAAAGGTGTACGACCCTGCTGATGTGCTGCACTTTAAGTACAGGCCCGACCCGGATCAGCCGTGGCTTGGGCTTGGCCTCCGGGCAAGCCTGCGGGACGTGACCGGCAACCTCCGGCAAGCGTCCGCCACGAAAAAAGGCTTTATGTCCGACAAATGGAAGCCGTCCGTCATCGTCAAGGTCGACGGCCTTTCCGACGAATTTTCGGACGAAGCGGGCCGCAAGCGGCTGATGTCCGAGTATCTGCAAAACTCCGAGGCCGGCGCGCCGTGGATCATTCCGGCGGAACTTATGGATATCCAGCAGGTAAAACCGCTGAGCCTTTCGGATCTTGCGCTCAAGGACGGCGTCGAACTGGACAAACGGGAGGTCGCAGCAATCGTCGGTGTGACGCCGTATATGCTGGGCGTCGGCAACTACTCCGACGCCGACCACAACCACATGATCCGGACAACGGCGACGTCCATCGCGAACATTATCTGCTCGGAGCTGACGCGCAAGCTGCTGCTGTCTCCGGACTGGTATTTTAAGATGTCCGTCCGCCGACTGTACAGCTACACGCTCAAGGATCTGGCCGATGTTTCCACCGGCCTGTACGTCAAGGGCATTATGAGCGGCAACGAAAGCCGCGACTGGCTGGATCTATCCCCGGTAGACGGGCTGGATGAGCGCGTTATCCTTGAGAACTACATCCCGGCCAATATGATTGGCAATCAGAAAAAATTGGAGCAAGGAGGCGAAGGCAATGGCGAATGAGCGCACTGCGCGCCAGATCCGCAGCTGCTCGCAGCAGTTTACCACCCGCGAAGCAGCTGACGATCTTTATATCGAAGGCTATTTTGCCGTCTTTAACTCGGAGTATCCGCTCTGGGAGGGCGCAAGCGAGATCGTCAAGCCCGGCGCTTTTGACACCAGCGTTTCCGGTGATGTTCGCGCCCTTATCAACCACGATACTACGCTTGTGCTCGGCCGCACGAAGTCCGGCACGCTGACACTGCGGCAGGATACCCGCGGCCTGTGGGGATCCGTCAAGATCAACCGGCAGGACAGCTCGGCAATGGATCTGTACGCACGGGTCCAGCGCGGCGACGTCGATCAGTGCAGCTTTGGCTTTGAAATCAAGCGCGAGACCTTTGTCGATCTCGGCGGCGGCAAGTATCGCTGGGAAATCGAGGAGGTCGACCCGCTGTATGAGGTGAGTGTCTGCACATTCCCGGCGTACACCGAAACGAGCGTATCGGCCAGAAAGCAGGATCTGGAGGAAATCAACCGGCGCCGCTGCGAAGCATGGCGCGCGTCGGCAAGAAAGAAACTTGGAGGTAACAATGGCACTTAAAATCTTGAGACGCCAGCAGGATCTGCGCAGTATGCAGGCGCAGATGGAAACACTGGTCAGCGAACGCGACGCCTTCGCGGCCCGCGAGCATGAGCTTGAGGCGGATATTGCTGCCGCGCAGACCGAAGAGGATCGCGCCGCTGTCGATGCCGCCATCGACGAATTTGAGCAGCAGCGCAACGCAAACGTCGTGGCCGTCGCAGAGCTGCAGACCCGCATTGACGCAACGACCGAAGAAATCCGCAGCCTTGAGGCTGCCCAGACGCCGCCTCCGGCGGCAGGCCAGCCGGCAGCACCGGCAGCAGAAAGGAGTAATAACACCATGCCCATGACCAACCCCGAGCGCCGTTGGCTCGGCCTGACCTACCAGGAGCGCGACGCTCTGCTGCAGGCCCCCGAAACCCGCGATTTCCTGTCCAATATCCGTGCCCTTCGCATGTCGCAGCGCAGCGTCAGCGGCGCAGAACTCGGTATCCCCGACAATCTGCTGCCGCTCCTGCGTGATCTGACCTATCAGTCGTCCCGCGTCCTGCCGCACATTTCCGTGATGGCCGTTGGCGGCACCAGCCGCCAGAACATTGCAGGCGTCGCGCCGGAAGCAATCTGGACGGAAATGGACGCCGCCATGAATGAGCTTGATATCAATTTCTATCAGCTGACTATGGACGGCTTTATGGTCGGCGGCTACATTGCTCTGCCGAACTATGTGCTGTCCGACGACACGGATCTCGCCCTCCTGACCACGGTTATGCAGTATCTGGCCGCGTCCATCGCAAAGGGCCTGGATAAGGCCGGTATCTACGGCACCGGCACAAAAATGCCCGTCGGCATCATCACCCGGCTGGCCGCGACGTCCAAGCCGGAATGGTGGGGCGCAAATCAGGGCACGTTTACCGATCTGCACGAGAGCCATATCCTCAAGCTGGATCTCGGCGCAAAGTACGGCGAGGAGTTTTTCCAGAAACTCTGCGAGGCAACCGGCGTCCCGTCCCCGAACTACTCGGACGGCCGCGCAGTGTGGTTCTGCAACCGTAAAACGCACCTCGATATCGTGGCACGCAGCCTGAACTTCAACTCGGCTGCAGCTCTGGTCGCCGGTGTCAGCGACACGATGCCCGTCATCGGCGGCACGTTCGTCGAACTTGACTTTATGCAGGACTACGATGTCTGCGGAGGCTTCGGCTCCCTGTACAGTCTGGCGGAGCGTGAGGGTATGGTCATCGAGGCCAACACGAGTGTCAAGTGGCTGCAGAACATGACCTGCTTCAAGGGCCTTGCCCGCTACGACGGCAAACCGGCGATCGGCGAGGCGTTTGTGCTGTTCAACTACAAAAATGCCGCGCCGAAGACGACTATTACGTTCGGTGCCGACTACATCAACGAGGGCCTCGGCACCCTGATCGTCACGACGGCGGCCGGCGCATCCGGCAAGACGACCGTCACGGTCGCAGGCAACGCCAGCGCGAACAAGCTCCGTTATAAGCTCGCCGGTGCTCCGCTGTCGGTCGAAGCCGGTGAGAAGCTGGACGCCAGCTGGACGGCGATGACCTCCGGGGCTGCGGTCGCAGCCGCGACCGGGAATGTCATCACGGTCGTGGAGATCGACAGTGCTGGCAAGGCTGTCAAGCTCGGCTCTGCGACCTGCACGGCCGGCGCATAAGAAAGGAGGCGGCCTGATTGTCTGAGCCTTGTGTGAACACGTCGAGGCAAATCGACCTGCTTTGCGTGGATCTCGGTCTGATGCGGATCAGCGACGATCAGGCCGCATATCTGGGCAACCTGCTTGCGCAGGCTGCCCGGTATATCGAAACCAAGGGTATTACGCTTGATTCCGCGAGCGATGAGGATAACGGCCTCGTCGCCCGCGTCGCCGCATGGATGTATCGCAGCCGCGCCACAACCGCGGACAATCCGCTGCCGTCCGGCCTCAGATCGTATTTGCACGATAAGCTGCTGCAGCAGAAGATGCGGGAGGTATCACCATGATCTACGATCAGATTCTCGATGTCCATGATCTTCGCCCCGGCTCCTCGCCGCTGCTGGCCAAGCTCGGCCCCGGTACGTCGTACTATTACGCCGAGCAGGAGGTCTATGCCTCGCGCTACTACGCGGGCAAACAGGCCAACAGCAAGATCGTCAAGCTCGTCTGCGTCCCGCGCGGCATGGATGAGCCGCCGATCACGTCCGATCAGTATGTCAGCCTGACGGGCTACGAGGGCCGCCACATCTACAAGATCGATCAGGCGCAGTACGGGCACGACGACAATGGCCTGCCATGTACGACGCTGAGCCTGACCGAGCCGGAGGGCAAATATGAGCTACTCGAAGATTGAGTCCATTTTGGACACCGTCGTTCCGGAGGACGTCAGCGTTTACAAGGTGCAGGCGAGCCCGAGCGAGGAGCGCTATGTCGTCTGGACGCCGACCGGGACGCGGTCGGAACGGGCGGAGGGCGCGCCGATCTGCACGGTCAATCTGGGCGTTGTCACAGTGGCCACGCAGACGGAAAACGATCCGCTGCCGGCGCAGATCATCGCCGCGCTCATTGCCGGCCGCGTCGCGGTCGGGCAGGATGAGCAGAGCTTCGATGAGCAGACCATGACGTATTACACGGATATCCCGTTTGAGGTGATCTGACATGGCGGAATTTGAAGCCGAGGTAAAGGCGCAGGATATCATCAAGGAATTGAAAGCTGATCGGCTTTTTACCGATACGAACCTGAAGACGATTCTGTCTGCCGGCGCGGACGTTCTGCTGGACAGCGTAAAATCCGCCTATGTGGCCGCTGGCCACAACCGCCGCACTGGTGAGACATACCGGCACATTGTCCGCCCGAATACCGTCAAGCGCGACAAGCAGGATGTCCCGTATATGGTCGTCACGCTGCGCGGCAAGGACGCGCGGCAGCAGCCCTATAATATCAAGGGCTTTGTCCTCAACTATGGCCGAAAATCGCGTAATCTTTGGAAGCGAAGAGGCGGCGCGATCAAAGCTGACCATTATTGGAACCAGGCCATAAAGGCCGCGCGTGCGGCGTCAAATGAAGCCATGCGCAAAGAAGCGATTAACATTTTGAACAGATAGGAGGAGCCTATGCCTGCATATGATCTGCGGTACATTCAGGCCGCAAAATACACGAAATCCGATTCCGGCAATACTGTGACCTACAGTGACGTCACAAAGGTCGGCGACGCCATGACGGCAAACTTCGAGCTGCGCAACGCCGAAGGCCGTCTGTATGCCGAAAGCTCCCTTGCCGAGTATATGCGCAAGGCGACCGGCGGCACGATCTCGCTCGGCGTCAAGTCTATCACCGAGGCGGCGCAAGTGCTGCTGTATAAGGCCGTCAAGACGACCAGATCCGTCAAGACGAAATCCATCAACGTAGTCCGGTACGGCAAGACATCCACCAGCCAGTATGTCGGCGTCTCGTTCTACGCGCCTGACATGATCGACGGCGTGGAGAAATTCACCTGCATTTTCATCGGCCGTGCGCTCTTCGGACCGCCCAGCCATGTCTACCAGACTCTCGGCGAGAACATCACGTTCAATACGCCGGTCACGTCGGGCGAATTCCTCGTCGATGCTCTCGACAACCTTGTTGAGATTGCTACCTGCGACTCCGAGGAGGATGCAAGAGCGTACTGCGACGCCGTTCTCGGCAAGACTGCGTAAGGGGGCCGGTCATGTACTTACAGCCGAAACCCCTGCCGTTTGAGCACGGCGGGAAAACCTATCAGCTTTACGTTAACATGAACGTCCTGGCAGACCTACAGGAGCTGCACGGCGGTACGCTTGAGCCGCTGCTGTCCCGGAAGCGCACCATGAAAAACATTCTTGAGACAGTGGCCGCCGCTATGAATGAGTACGCCTACGACCAGGGCTGGCCGGAACGCTTTACGAGCCGCGATGTCGGCAAGATGATGACGGTCAAGCGCTTCGGTGAGATCGCTGACAGAATCATTGAAATGATCTTTCAGGCGGTCTACGAGCCGGACACAGAGCGTCCGGCCGAAAATCAGTCGGAGGAATCCGGCGAAAAAAAAGAACAGACCACGCAGCCGAACCCTACAGCATCCGATTCGCGTGGTACCTAAACATTTGGATCAACGTCCTGCACAACGATGAGGCTGTATTTTGGAGGACGATGACGCCGGCGCGGTGCATGGCAATCTATCGGGAATACTTTTCCCTTGCCACGCCGCGCCGGTCTGCATCTCAGGCAATGCCAGACGGCAGATATGTTGATCTGGATAAGCCGTCCGGCTTATCGTTGCACGATTATCTTGTATCGGGGGGACTTTAAATGGCTGACGCCACCATTAGCACAAAAATCAAACTGGACGGCGAGGCCGAGTATAAACAGCGGATCTCCGAGATCAATGCCGCGCTCGGAACGCTGGACAGCAAGATCAAACTGCTTAACACGACCTATGCCGGGAACGAAAACAGCATCAAGGGCCTGACAGAGATCAACGAGGTTCTGAACCAGAAGATCCTGACGCAGCGTGATAAGGTTGAGCAGCTGCAGGAGATGCTGCAGAAGTCTGCCAAGGCCTACGGCATATCCGACACGACAACCCAAAAGTACCAGCAGCAACTGAACAATGCCGAAGCCGCTCTTGTAAAAATGGAGCGTGCATTGGCTGACAACACGTCTAAGCTGGAGGCGGCAGGTGGTGCTGCCGACAACTTCTCGGATGGTCTGGCAGATCTGGCTGAGCGCACGAACAAGCTGGGCGAAAGTCTACGGGGCGACAAAGAGCAAAAGTACAAACAATCAATAGATCAGCTCAACGCCAGCATAGACGTACTGGACGCCCAAATGCGGAAGGTCGCAGCAGAATACGAAGATAGTGCGGATTCTGCGGACTTGATGGCTAAAAAGAATGACATTTTAACGCAGAAAATCATCCAGCAGGCCAACAAAGTAGATTTGTTGGAATCAGCCTTTAAAAACGCAACAGAGTATTATGAGATCGGGGCGGTAGAAACCAGCCGCTGGGAGAAGGAGCTCGCAAACGCGGAAGCCGAGCTCTACAAAATGGAGAACCAGCTGAAGCGCAATACCGAGCAGATGGCAAAAGCCAACGAGGAAACCGGGGAATCCGCGCAGAGCATGGGCGAAATCGGGGATGCGGCCGAGGACGCCGGGAAAGGCATGGGCAACCTCGGCGACGTGGTGAACGGCCTGACCTCCAAGCTCGGGATCCAGCTGCCGGACAGCATGAAAACGTCCATGAACGGCATGCTGCAGCTCGACACTACGACAGTCGCAGTTGCGGGCGGATTTGCCGCCGTCGCTGCGGCGATCGTCAAGGCGGAAAAAGCGTTGATCTCCATGACGAAGGAAGCCGCCTCGAATGCGGACGATCTGCTGACGCTCGCCTCCGTGACCGGCACGACGACCGATTCCGTGCAGGAGCTTAACTACATGGCCGACCTCACGGACGTCTCCTTTGACCGTATCAAAGACAGCCTCAAGGAAACCACCAACAAGATGCAGGAGGCCGCGACCGGTACGGGCGACGCCTACGAGGCGTACAAGCGGCTGAAAGTTGAGATTACAAACACCGACGGCAGCCTCCGCAGCGCGCAGGATGTATTTTACGATACCATCGACGCGCTCGGCGAGATGAAAAACAAGACCGAGCGGGACGCACTGGCTATGGATCTCATGTCCGAGTCCGCACAGGAGCTCAATCCGCTCATCGACCTCGGCGGCGAGAAAATGCGGGCTTACGCGCAGGAAGCACATGATATGGGCTATGTCCTTGACAACGACGCGCTCAAATCCCTGCAGGGCGTCGACGACGCCTATTCTCGCCTGCAGAAGACGCAGGAGGGCGTCAAAAACCAGCTGGCCGTCGAGTTTGCCCCGTACCTCGAAGAATTCTACGGCGACGTCACCACCATGGTCAAGGACGGCGGCAAGGCCATCAAGGACTCCGGCATCGTCGACGCCTTCGGCATGCTGCTTGAGACCGTCGGCGATATCCTCAATCCCATGTCCGACCTGTCCAACAACCGCGTCCCGGCGCTGACCAAGGCGCTGCAGCCGCTGGCAAAGGTCATGGCGCTCATGGCCGACGCGGCGGAGCTGCTCAAAGGCGTCATCAACTTCGGCACTGGACACATCAGCGAGGGCTGGGGCCAGATGAAGCATGCGCTGGGATTCGGATACAGCAGCGGAAACGGAAACAACTACCAGAACCTGCTCGACAGCTACAACGAGCAGCAGTGGGGCCAGAGCGCGTCCGACCTCTCCAAGGCCTACGAAGAGGCCGTCGCCCGCGGCGACTCGTCGACCCTCGGTATCACCGAGGACGAATGGCGCAGGCGGTATCTGGGCGGCAACGCCGCCGGCACGGACAACTGGTCTGGCGGCTGGACGCGGGTCAACGAGAACGGCCTCGAGCGGATCTATCTGCCCTCCGGATCACGCATCCAGACGGCTAGCGAGACCCGCTACACCTCCGGCGACACCTACAACACCACCGTCTACGTCGACCACGTCGAAGACCTCGACACCATCCTCCGCATCGCCAAAAACGCACGCATCACAGCCAGAATGGGGGCGAAGTAAATGCCGGAAGTGACGATTTATGCGACAAAATCGGCGTTCCTGTCCTACGAATATCCAAATCTGAATCAGCACGGGCAAGCGGTATTCACTTTTTCACATGGAGACGAATGCCTGATTGGATTTGGAAATGCTCCAGACAACGTAAAGTTCAAACGAATTTCAGAGGCAACATTGCATGTTTATGGGATATGCAATGAATACTACAGGTACGGGTATATGATGACGGCGTATCGTAATGGTGAGGACTTCGACCCAAATGCTGTTACGTGAACACAAAGCCCTGTGCTTGCTTATGGGGTTGCGGCATGGCTTTACCCCGCACAACCATCAACCCAAAAACAACTGGATTGGGCATCAGGAAAGATTAGAGGGAATGAACGGAACGTCTACCGGTACGGAATAGAAATAAGCTATGCCAGTGCAGATGAGGTATATACAGAAAAAAGCAGCTATAAGCCGTACATAACGATTACGTATCAAGAAGATACAGTAACAGCAGAAATAAAAGATCGGGCTCCGGCCAGCGGCTACATCCCAAAAGGGAAAGACAATGTTTTTTCTTGGGGCATTACTGAAACAGGAACATGCCTGGAAGAAGTCAAGGCGACCGCCACGACCTTCCGCTGGCGCGCCGGAACATCCGGCACGATCAAAACCATCGCCTGCGGCACGGCCCAGAAAGTGACCGTTCCTGCCGGGACGTTTACAACAAACAATATCCAGTGGTCTGTGTCCGTCACCCTGAACACAGGCGCGACTGTCACAAGCGACTGGATCACGCTGTCTACAGCTGAAGCTGCTCCGACGGCCAAGCCGATCTCGCCCGTCGGTGTCGTCATCGACGCAACAACCGTAAACCGATTCAGCTGGCAGCACATCATTTCCACAGGCACGCCGCAGAGCAAGGCGGACCTGCAGTGGTCCGCCGACGGCACGACCTGGAACACGCTCGCGACCGTCACGGGAGAAAACCAGTATTACGACGTTCCGGCGAACAAATTCACAAGCGGAACAAAATACTGGCGCGTGCGCACCTACAACACCGACGGCACGGCCTCGGAATGGAGCGACAAGGCAGAGTTTATCGCCATCAACGCCCCATCGGCCCCGTCCATCGTGATCCAGTCCACCGGCCCGCGCCCGCGCATCACCTGGCAGACCTCCGAGCAGGAAGCCTATCAGCTGACGCTATCGAGCGGCTACGCCTCCGGCACGGTCTACGGCACGGAAAAAGCGTGGCGCTCGCCGGTCTACCTCGCCGACGGCAGCTACACCGTCCGCGTCCGCGTGCAGAACAAGTACGGCATGTGGTCCGAGTGGTCCGCGGCCGCGCTGCCCATCTCGCACACCGAGGGCGAGGCCATCAACCTGACCGTCACCGCCGGTCATGAGGCCGCGCTCACCTGGCAGACCGCCGGGAGCTACGATTTTTACCTCGTCGAGCGGGACGGCGTCGCCGTCGCCCGCACCGTCCAAAAGCAGTACATCGACCACACCAGCATCGGCTCCGTCACCTACCGCGTCCGCGGCTGCTACGCAGACAGCGACAACTACGGCGTGTCCAATTCCGACACCGTCGAGATCCTGCCCGAGACCAACATGATCTGCGACCTCGAGACCGGCGTCTGGCTCGAGATGCGCCTGTCCGAAACGCAGCTGCGCACCAACCGCACCAGCTTCTCGGCCGGGGTCTCGACCGTCCATCTGGCGGGCCTTTCCTACCCCGTCGAGGAGCGCAGCGAGCAGCGCGACCGCGCCCTGTCCGTCGCCTGTGCCTGGCCGCACGCGCAGCGGGCCGCCGCCATTGCGCTTGAGGCCCTTGTAGGCCGCCTCGTTTGCATCAAGGACCGCTACGGCAACATGGCCATCGGCTCGCTCCCGTCGCTCGAGAGCAACTGCGACGAGTTCATGCGCCGCTATTCCTTCACCATCTCGCACACGAACCGGGAGGAGGCGATCACCCTTGACCCGTGACGTCCGCTTCCGCGTCGACGTGCTCAGAAACGGTGCACCCATCACCCACCTCCAATGGGACACCGGCAGCCCGCCGCAGATCATCGCCAGCCGCGACGCGACGATCCACACCAGCATCAAGGGCACCTTCCTCGTCAACGACGCGGTCGACTACCTCTCCGACGAGCTCCAGCCTGTCATGACAATCGACGGGCAGGAGACACCACTCGGTATCTATCAGGCCGCGACCCCGAGCATCAAGGGCGCGGCAGGTCAGAAGCGCGTCGAGGTCGAGGCGTATGACCGCTGCTGGCGCGTCTACAGCAACCGCACCGAGACCATCCTGCACCTGTCCGCCGGTGCGTCCTATCTCACCGAGATCCGCAAGCTGCTCACCGCCTGCGGCGTCGCGCTCGTCATTGCGACGCCGTCGGACGCAACGCTGCAAACCGACCGCGAAGACTGGGATGTCGGCACGAGCTACCTGACCATCGTCAACGACCTGCTGGCCGAGATCAACTACAACAGCCTCTGGTTCGACGCCTCCGGCGTCGCCCGTCTCGAGCCCTATCAGGAGCCAAGCGCGCAGAACATCGACTGGTCCTACGGCACGACGGACCTATTCCTTCCGGACCGGCATCCGGGGCCGAACTTCTCAGATGAGGAAGACATCTTCAACGCGCCGAACGTCTTTATCTGCGTCTGCTCCAACCCGGATCTGGAGCAGCCCATGGTCGCAACGGCCGTTAACGACAATCCGCAGTCGCGCAAGTCCACCTTCCGGCGGAACATGCGCATCGCCTCGCTCATTAAGGTAGACAACATCGCCTCGCAGGAGGAGCTGCAGGCCTACGCCGACCGCATGCGCAACGAGTCGCTCCTGTCCGCCCGGGCCATCACGTTTTATACCCTCAACGACCCCGGCCATGGCATCGGTGACGTCCTCGCGCTCACGCACGACGACATCGGCGGCATTTACCTCGAGACCGGCTGGCAGATGCAGCTGTCAGCCGGAAGCCTGATGACACACTCTGCAAAAAGGACGGTGATTGCGTAAATGGAAGGCGTCGACAGCCTGTACACAGAAGAACCCGAAGAGCAGCAGACCGAAGAACAGCAGCAGCCATTCCAGCTGGCCGTCATTGCGACGGTCGAGGAAGACGGCCTGACCCTCACGCCTGACGGCGCGGAGGAGCCGACCGAGAAGCATTTTAAATGCAACACCGGCATCAACTTCGCCGCCGGACAGCGCGTGGCCGTCCTCGAACTGTCCGGCAGCAAGGTCGTCATGTTCCCGATCGGCAACCCCGGCGCGGACGCGCCAGCGAAGATCCCAACCGGCGGCACGGCCGGGCAGGTGCTCCAAAAATCGTCCGACAACGACTACGCGCTCACCTGGGGCAGCATTACCGGCCTCCTGCCGACCGGAGGAACGAGCGGACAGATCCTCAAAAAGTCAGGCAACGCCGACTACGCCGTCGAATGGGGCGACATCAACGGTGCTCTGCCTTCCGGCGGAACGACGGGCCAGGTGCTCAAAAAATCCAGCGCCACCGACTACGCCGTCACCTGGGGCAGCCCAGACGGCATCCTGCCGACCGGCGGCACCGATGGTCAGGTCCTGCTCAAAAACGGCGCGAGCAACTACGCCGCCAAGTGGGGCAGCATCACCGGCGCGCTCCCGACCGGCGGAACATCCGGTCAGGTGCTGAAAAAATCCAGCGCCACCAACTACGCTTGCACGTGGGGCAACGTCGACGGCACGCTTCCGAGCGGCGGCACCGACGGCCAGGTGCTACTGAAAAACGGATCGACGAACTACGCCGCGAAGTGGGGCACGGTATCCGCCGCAGAACTCAAGAGCGGATACAATTCGCTGGAGCTGAAAACAAAAACCCTGACGCCGTCCTCGAACGGCTTTGAGATAGGGACATCGGGCTATCCCGTGACAGTCAGGGGAGACGAAATCGTGCTGTATTACAGTTCATACCGCTACTGCACCCTTGCGTGCAACTCATCCGGGAAGCTGACCGTCAACGGCACAGCCATCAACTAAGGAGGGCATCATGAAATTATACGACATCGCGCTCGCGGCAAAGCCACTACAGAAACTCATCGAACAGGACCTGCCGCTCCGGCAGGCCTATCAGCTCGCCATGCTGGCGACCAGGCTCAACCCAACACTCGAATTCTACGGAAACCAGCTCATGAGCGGGCGGCCGCAGGCGGAGCTGAACGAGCTGGACGCCGACACGCTCCCAGAGCTGCCGCACATCACGCTTCCGCTCGACCTCGATATCCGGCTTTCCGCCGGGGATATCAAGTGCCTTGAGCCGTTTGTGACCTTCGAAGGAGCTGATAACGCATGATCACCATCCACTGCTCCCGCGCGTGCGCGCATCTGGCGTCGCCGCCGGAGCTTTTGACGGCGGGAATGAGCAAAGCCGTGACGGTGCAGTTTGTCTTCTCGCCCGAGTGGGACGGGCTGACGAAGACAGCCGTCTTCTCGAACGGCAAGACCACCGTCGACGTTCTGGCAGCGAACTGGGACGGGGATACCGTTCCCGTACCGCACGAAGTTCTCGCCGTCCCGGGCCGCCACGCCCGCGTGGGCGTCTATGGCGCGGATGAAAGCGGCGTCGTCCTGCCGACCGTCTGGGTGAGCCTCGGCAAGGTCCAGCCCGGCGCGGATCCGTCCGGCGACGCCTCGGCCGACCCGTCCATGCCAGTCTGGGCGCAGCTGCAGAAGCAGATCGGCGATCTGGACGACCTCAAGACCTACAACAAGGGCAACCTCGTCGACGCCATCAACGAGGCCCGCAGCTCCGGCGGCGGCTCTGGTGGCGGGGGCATCCAGTCGGCACAGATCGACGCGATCCTCGTGATGACAAAATCCGAATATGACGCGCTGGACAAAAAGGACGCGCGGACGCTGTATCTGGTGGAGGGATAACATGCTGGCAGTTGGACTCAAACGCATTCTGGAGCTGTTCATCGGCTCCATGGGCATCAAATCCGCCCACCTGGGCACGAAAACCATCTACGAAAGACCGGGCGGATTTTTGTACATTGAACTCACAAGCAAAGAAAGGGGATAAATCCAGATGGCAAGTTTTTTCAATCTGACACTTGATACGCTGGCACCTGCCGGCCTATCGCTGATCCTGAACGACGGTGCACAGTACGCGACCAGCGCGACCGTCACGGCGAAGATCTCTGTCTCCGACGAGACAACAACGGGCTACCAGATGAAGATCTGGGGCACGAAGACGGCGGGGACCGAGGCGGAAGCGTCGTGGGAGACATTCGCCACGACAAAATCCATCACGCTGCCAGACGGCGACGGCCTCAAGACAATCTATGTCAAGATGCGCGACGACGTCGGCAACGAAACGGCCGCAGTCAGCGACACGATCACGCTCAACACGTCGATTCCTGCCGTGACCATCACCGGCCCCGACAAGAGCAGGATCTCGAAGGTCACGGGCTACGATGCAGCGGCGTTCTCCTTCGTCTGCGACGTGGACTTTGAGGAATACACCATTCGCGTCGTCCCGGCGACGAGCAGCCTGCACACGGCGGGCACCCAGATCCCGACGACGGGCGGCTCCACCAACGTCAGCGGCACGGCGGGAGGCTACAAGAAGAACACCGCCATCAACGTCACTGTCAAGGGCGCGGACCTCGAGGCAGCGTCTTCCGGCGACGGCACGAAGATCGTCAAGGTCTTCGTCAAGAACGCCGCCGGGACCTGGAGTGCCGCCTGATGGCCGCGCCGCAGCTGACATTCTCCATCACGGGCAACAAGATCTCGGCGGTCTCGGGGTTCGACTCAATCACCGTTTCCTTCTCGTCGGACATCGCCTACACGGCCTTCGAGTGCCGCGCGACGAAGTCCGGCGAGGATTGGGGCCGCGGGAAGGGCGCTTTGATCGCGTCCTTCTCCCAGACCCCGGCGGGCACGCAGCGCACCTTTGAGGTTTACGACGATTTTCTGCTTTCCGGTGATGGGGAATACCGCATTTCGTTGTTCGCGCAGGGCGCGGACGGCAGCTGGAACGACAACTACGGCTTTATCCCGCTGGGAGAGTCGCAGGCGCTGAAGACCGCGGGCGGCGAGGATTTTCTGTGTATGAAGGAGTGATCGTATGGCTTACAACAGCCAATTTACCGGCGCGCAGATCGACGAGGCTATCGCCGACGTGCGCAGCAACAAAGACGCGTGGGACGGCAAGCAAGATGTGATCCTCGCCTCCGGCGCTTCCGTCGGGGACCTGATCAAGGTCAAGGCGGTGGACGCCAGCGGGAAGCCGACGGCGTGGGCGGTGGCCGTGGCGGGCACGGACTATATGAAGACCGGCAACATCACCAAGCAGACGCTGGTCTCCGCGGAGACCACACCGACCGAGAACTACGCCATCAACTGGCAGTATGAGTGAGGAGGCCCCATGGCACACAAGACATTGATCTCCGGCACGGCCTATTCCGTATCCGGTGGGCGGGAGCTGATCGGGGGCACGGGCTACGCGAAGAAGAAAGGCCGGGTGCTCGTGAACGGCACCGGGTACGATATCCCGTTTTCCAGCGGCATTCCGCTTTCTACCGTCGCGCTCGGCGATATCCTCATGCTGAACGAAAACGGCAGCCACGTCCCGTTCTACGTCTGCAAGCACGACTACGAAAGCGGCCTGAACGGCGCAGGGCGCACGCTGATTGTGCGCAAGGAATGCTACGAACGAATTGCGTTCTCCCAGTGGAGCACCTCCAACATATTCCCAACATCCACTGTATCCGATTTCCTCGCGGATACATGGTTCGGGCTGTTGGACTCTGCCATTCAAGGCGCGGCAGGGCAAACAAAAATTTACTGCTACATCGATGAATATCAAACGAGGAAAGAATTAACGAAAAATGCGTTTATACTGTCCATAGGTGAGCTGAAGGGCGGCGGCGGAGATGGGACTCCATTGGACCAGACGGTGCGTAGCCTGCTTGCTGTCGCAAAACTAAATGGATCTAATACTCATCAATGGACCAGAACCCCAAAAGAATATTCAAGTACAGACGTGTACGCGTTGGATACCGCCGGGAATGTCACCGAACAGTACTGTGGAAACGGGAGCGGCGTCCGCCCCGCCTTCACCCTTCCCGGCACCTTCCCCGTGATCCAAAACCCCGACGGCACCTACAGCCCGGCAGCATAAAGGAGGACCCACATGGGCACACACCACATTTTGAAAGACGGAACATCCTACGCCATCAGCGGCGGCACCGACCTGATTGCTGGCACAAGTTACCAAATCTGGGGGGTCGAACGCTGGTGAATGGGACGGCGTTTGAGGTCAAATTCGCGAAGCCTGTATCTCTAAATTGGCTTCTGAACGAAACAATATCGCTTCCGACTTCGACATTGTATGGAAGCTTTACGGTTCCGGGGTACTCAGAAGGATTTGTCTTCACTAAAATCGAACAGAGGTATTTGTCTGGCGTTTACAACCTGGTTTATGCCACAGAAAGTGCCGCAGAGTATGTATATGCAGGCGGATACATAAATCAATGGTCATCTGCGAAATACAGAACACTTAATTTTCTCGAAGAACCAACAGGAGAACCATTAACATGGCTGCAGGCCAATGCCGTGCAGCAATAGACAGGAGGAGCTTATGGACACCTGGTACATCACGATCGGCGGGCAGGAGATCGAGACGCGACCGGCCGCTGGCCGCATGCGCGACGCCGACTGGGGCGGGCGCGAGAGCCGCGCCGTCACCATCGAAAAGAGCGCGGTTGCAGACCCGCTGGCGCTGTTCTGCGACGGCGCCGTCTGGGGCATGATCCACCGCTACACCACGGCCGTCCCTGTGCTGGACGCAGAGGGCAACGTCCAGATGAACGAGGACGGAACCGTCAAGTCGACGACCGAGACCGCCGAGGACCGCTACATGGACGACTACGCGGATTTCACCCTCGCAGGTCCCATCACCGACAATCGCGACGGCACCATCACCGTCAAAATGGGCAAGCCCCTGCCCCTCGAGCGGGCAGAGGCAGAAAAAGCCGCCGCCCAGCACACCGCCGCGACCCTCATGGGCATGCCCGTCTATACCGCCATCGGCGAGAGCAGAGCGCAGACCCTGCGCGCCGCCATCGTGACGGCCGCGGCCAGCCTGCCCGACAAGGACGCGTCCGAGGCCCCGGAGCTGTTCCCGCAGCTGACGGGCGACGGCAGTCTCGTCAAGTCCGGCACGCGCATCTGCTGGCAGGGCGGCATCAAGCGCGCAGCCGTCGACATCTGGGACACGGCCGAAAATACCCCGGACGCAGCCCCGAACCTTTGGGAGGATATCCAGTACAAGCAGGGCTACCGCCTCATCCCCGAGACCATCACCGCGACCCTTGTCTTCGCCAAGGGAGAGCGCGGCTGGTGGCAGGACGAGCTCTACGAGTCCCTGCTCGCCGCCAACGTCTACACCCCGTCCGTCAACCCGGACGGGTGGAAGAAAATCACGGAGGAAGGAGCATAACGGATGGACCTGCAGGATCTGAACGTTGCCGTCGCGGAGATCCGCGGCAACGTCGACCGGAACACCGGCCGGATCAAGGATCTCGAGAAGAAGACCGACGCCGTAGCCAAGCTGGCCGAGGCCGTCGCCGTCATGGCCGAGCACATGAAGACGCTCGACGACAAGATCGACGGCATGCAGACGAGCGTCAACAGCCTCACCGCCCGTCCGGGCAAGAACTGGGACGCGCTGGTCAAGATCGTTTTGACCGCGCTCGTCACCGGCGTCATCGGCTGGGTGCTGGGCAAAATTCTGTAACACACGCCGCGAGGCGCGAAATTTGAAAGGAGAAAAATACTTATGAACGCAAAATGGTGGAAAGCCGCGGGCATCCGCGCACTGAAAACGGTATGCCAGACGGCAGTCGCAACTATCGGCACGAGCGCGATCCTGTCCGAAGTCAACTGGATCGCCGTCGCCTCGGCCTCGGCGCTGGCGGGCATTTTGTCCCTGCTGACGAGCATTGCGGGCCTGCCGGAGGTCAAGGAAGAATGAAGACTATGCCGCCGCAGATCGTAGACAATTTCACAAGCGTCAACATCTACCGGGGCGGCAATAAGCCGCAGTATCTGGTCATCCATTTCTTCGGGGCCCTCTCCAGCGCCTATGGCGCGTCAGAGTGGTTCAAGGCCCCGGAGGCGCAGGCGTCCGCACACTACTGCGTGGATGAGAAGGAGGTCATCTACCACTGCGTGCCGGATACCGACATGGCGTGGCACTGCGGGGCCGTGGGCGGCCTGCACTACCGGCATCCGAAGTGCCGCAACTGCAACTCCATCGGCATTGAGCTGCGCCCGCAGAAGCTCGACAGCAGCCGCCTGAACGCGAACGACAAGGACTGGTACTTCGACCGCCGCGTCATCGAAAACGCCGTATGGCTCACCGCAAAGCTCATGCGGCAGTACAACATTCCGCTGGAGAACGTCATCCGCCACTATGACGTCACCGGAAAGATCTGCCCGGCCCCGTTTGTCGGACCGGCGCATAACATCTACTACGGCACCTCCGGCGACCGCCAGTGGCAGGAATTCAAGGCAAGACTGCAGGAGGAAACAGCCATGAGATACGAAAAGCTGCGGGACGTCGACAACCAGACGTACCGCCAGACGCTGGAAAAGCTGGTCAGCAAGGGCCTGCTTAAAGGAAAGGGCGGCACGGGCGAAGACCTGACGCTCGATCTGAGCGAGGACAACGTCCGCATGCTCGTCATCCTGGACCGCACCGGCGTCTTCGACCGCTGACCCGCCGGGCGGCGGGCACGAAGGGGGCGATGGACAAATCACTGCGCGCTTGGCCCTGCCGAAGGGGCTGGAACATCTGACGCGCAGGGACTGGGAGCACGTCGCTGACGAGGGGATCTGTGACCTGATCGACCGCCAGATCATCAGGCTTTATATCGTGGGCAGGCTCCCACAGATGGACGCCGCCGCCGAGATCGGCGTCGACCGAAAAACCATCTCCCGCCGCCTGCCGCACATCTACAACACCGCCCGCCGTCTGGTAGGGAAAACGGACAAAGAGAAAGCGCCATGAGCAACGGCTCATGGCGCTTTTTCTATGTTCCAGGATTGGCTTTCGGACGATAGTTCGGGTTATACGATCTGCATGCGCGCTCCAGCGCGCGGAAGTCGCAGGAGATCTTACAGATGAAGCTGCTCTTTCCATTGACGACATCGTAGTATGTACGATTGGCATGATCCAGAATGGAAAGCTTCTGACGGTTGCAATGCTCGATCTGGTTCAGGAGCAGGTTGCGATACTTCACATCCGGCTCTGCGGAAATGTCGTATTCAAGGATCGCAGAATCAGGGACAGGGACCATGTTGTTGAAGCCGAGAAGACCGAGGCGGCCACCGTCAAGCTTCAGAATGTGCTTGCCGGGCTTTAGATTGGCATGGTTTGGCTTCGGGGATTCCATGGGGACGAAGTAACGGAAACTCCCGACAGTGAGAACAACGCCGACATAGGGGCGACGCTGGCCCTTGTTGAACGGGACACGGAAGTCACGGGAATGGAGGAAGGAAATATAGCGCTCACTGATGTGGCAGATAAAAAGATTCTCCAAGAGTCGACCTTTCCGGGAAAGAAAAAGCGAGACTGCAGAAGTCTCGCTTTTAGTTGCCCATGATTTTTTAAGCCCCTACTTAACGGCAAGGGATTTCCGCTTTTTTGGCTCCCTACTTGACGGCAAGGGATTTCCGCTTTTTTAGCTCCCTATTTAACGGCAAGGGATCTCCGCTTTCATGGGCAGATGATGAACGGCGACGTTCAATCTCTGTAGATTCCTGAAATGGTTGTGCCGCGGATCGTGCGGTGCCAGATTTCAGGATTCTTTCGCGGATCTCTCCGCACCCCTAGTATAAACTCAAAAATGTGTAGAAGTCAAGAGGGGTACTGGGAAAATTTTTAAGAGGAAAGCATGTCCCACAAATGGTACACAGATGTCCCGGAAATGTCCCCCATAAAAACCGGGGAAGCGGCAGAATGAGAGTAGGAGCTGGCCGGCTTACTACTTTTACCGGAGGATTTTTTATGGAATACGCAAGCAAGGGACTCGCGGGGACTGCGCTGGGCTTCGGCATCGGCGGCGCCGCGCTGGGTCTGGCAAACGGCGGGCTCGGCAATCTGCTGGGCGGCCTCAACCAGAACAAGAGATCGGAAGCCGCTGACATCGCTGCGGCGGTCACGCCTGCCATGACGGTCGCCGCCATGCTCGCCGCACGGCAGCAGGAGCCGACGTGCAGCGAGAACATGCCGGTCACGCGCTACGATCTTGACCGGGAGCAGAAGCTGGCCGCGAAGGACAGCGAGATCGCGCTGCTCAAGGCCAACACGTACAACGACGGCAAGATGCTGGAGATGTACGGTTATATCGACGGGCAGCTCAAGGACGTCCGTGAGGCGCTGTGCAAGCAGGCCGTCCACAACCAGCGCACCGAGGACAGCTTCGCGCTGGTCAAGCAGGACGTCGAGTCTGTCCGCAAGGAAGCCCTTGGCGCGGTCAAGATGGAGGCCGAACGCCGCTGCTGCGGCGACAACGCCATCGTCACCTACGTCAACGCGACCTTTTATCCCAAGCAGGTCGCCGACGTCACCACGGGCACCGCGACCACAGCGCAGTCGCTCTACAACCCGATCCCGAAGTGCGGGTGCTGCAACGGCTAAACGCAAGGGGCGGCAATAGCCGCCCCATCCTTAAAGGAGGAAATCTGCAATGACAGTGACGATAGATCAGGCCATGCGCGGCGCGATGCGCTACGCGGACAATGAGGTCATCCCGCACCTGCCGGGTGGCAAGGGCATCGGGGCCGGGATCATGCTGGCGCTCATCATGGAGGGCAGCCGCGAGAAGATCCTTGCGCTGCGCGAGAATCCGGCGGTCAAGATGATGCAGATCTTTGACGACACCGGAAACATCGACCTCGACAAGCTATACAACGCGGCCAGGCCGCGCTTTGAAAACAAGCTGACCGTATCCGTCCCGCTGCTGGGCGATATGCGATTTGACCAGAACGACGTCGATAAACTCTACCGGTATATCCAGGAGGCATGACGAGATGAAAGAATATATCGAAAAGCTTTACACAAAGCTGCACGAGGCCATGGAGAAACCCGTGACGCTGGGCAGCGCGGAAGAAGTCGGACTGTATGCAAAGACGATCTGCAGGCTCGAAAAGCTGCACGGGCACCACGACAAGCCGGAGGCGGCCACATTTGATCGCGAAACGGCGATGCAGTGGGCAGCCAACATGCAAAACGCCGACGGCACGGCAGGCCCGCATTGGACGATGGAACAGACAACGGCTGTGGCCGAGAGCATGGGCATTCAGGCACCAGTGGTCCCGCGCTGGGCGTGGGGCGTAACCATGAACATGATGTACTCGGACTACTACCCAGTCGCCGTAGAGTTCGGCCTCAACCGCCCGGAGTTCTACGCTGCTCTGGCAAAGGCGTTCCTGCTCGACAAGGACGGCCCGGGGCCGGAACAGAAGCTCATGGCGTATTATGAGCATATCGCAAAATAAAGAAATCCCTCCTGTCACCAGGAGGGATTTCCTCTTGCTATAGAATCTATATTTAGATGGGATTCATTCATGTGTACCGAATAAATGTATAACCATCAATCCGCGAGGGGGTAGAGGGTGACGTGCATGTCGCTGCCGGATTTGGTGTAGGATTTGGCCTGTTTATGGTAGAGGATCTTCTGCAGGACAGTTTTCAGCAGGGCGTTTTTCTCCTGCGGGGATGCGGCGAGCGGGTAGGTCTCGAGGACGCGGCGGACGGCGGGGGCCAGACGGGCGCGGGCCTGCTTGGCACGAGCCAGCTCGGTGATCGTGGTCTGGCTGGCCTCGATACGGTCGACGATGACTTGCTTGTCGGCGGCGAGCGCCTGCGAGCGCTGCAGGAAGATCTCAGGCGTATAGACGCCGGTCTCGACCAGCTCATACGCGCGGGCCTCCTGCGCCTCCAGCTTGGCAAGCTGCTTGCGGTCGGCGGCGATCGAGGACTCGAGCGCGGTGCGCATGGGCGTGTCATCTGGCGCAGCGGCCTCACCGAGCTCCAGCTCGCGCAGCCAGCCACGCAGAGCATCCAGCACGGCGTCCTCCACATCATCATACCACGCGCTGACGGTTGTGCAGCCGTAGGAGGGACAAAGGAGCGTGTCGCGGCGGTTGCCGGACGACGGACGGCGCACCATCACGCGGCCGCACTGGTCGCAGCGGACGAGCCCGGCAAGGCTCGTCACGGTCCCCCATGCGCCCTTGCCGCGCGGGCTGGCGCTGGAATAGCTCAGAGCGACGGCCTTGTCGTACTGCTCCTGCGAGATCAGGCCGTCGTGCAGCCCTTTATAAAGCTTCAGATCCTCCTGCCGGGTACGGGGACGACTGACGACGACAGCGCCGTCGACAATGCGCTTCGTCTCCGGTCGGCCACCGGATTTGATCCAGCCCGCATTTGCCGGATTGCGCAGGATATCCAGCACAGAGTCCGCGCGCCAGAGGCTGCCGGAGTTGGTCGGGACGCCGAGGCTGTTCAGCCGCGTGGAGATCGCCTTCGCGCCGATGCGCGCGCAGCCCTCGCCGGTGTACCAGTTGTAGATCTGCTGCAGGACGGGGGCCTGCTCCGGGTGCGGGACGAGCTTATAACCCTTGTCATTCGGCAGCTTCTCACGCGACCAGCCGAAGGGCGTCTTGCCGGAGATCCATTTGCCCTCGCGCAAGGACGCCTCCTTGCCGCGGGACAGGCGGCGCTTGATGGTGTTGTACTCGCGCCGGGACATAAAGAGGCCGAACTCAAAGTATTCCTCGTCCATCTCGTTGTTCGGGTCGTAGGTCTTGTTCGGCGTGATGATGCGGGTGTCGGAGTATTTAAAGGTCTGGGCAATAATGCCCTGGTCGATGGTGTCGCCGCGCGCCAGACGCTCGACTTCCATGACGATGACGCCCGCATAGTTCCCGGTCTCGACGAGCTGCAGGACCTTCTGCACCTCCGGACGGACGGCGATGGAGTCGCCGGTCACGACTTCCTCGCAGATCTCCACGATGTTCAGCTCGCGGCTTTCGGACAGCGACAAAAGCGCGGCCCGGTGCCGCTTGAGCGTGTCGGTCTGGCCGAGGGCTTCGGCCTCCATGTCCTTCCGGGACTTGCGCAGGTAAATGATGTACTGCGCGAGCGGGTCGGCGATTTTCCAGGTAGATGTAAATTTCATAAGCAGATTCTCGCCACAAGGGCAAAAGGTTATACGGATACCGCTCCGGCGCTGGGCCGGGGCGGTTTGATTTATGCGCGGAACCAGCCGATCGATGGGCTGAGCACGTCGGCCACAAGCGCGAGGGCACACAGCGAAAGAATGCCCAAGAGGATGAGCGTCACAAGTCGGTGCATGTGCAGGGACTTCTGATGCTGAGCAAGCTGCACACGAAGCGCCGCGTTCTCGGCGCGGAGTTTTTCAGCATCGGGAGGCTCGGAAGGCTCGGCAGGCTCATCATGCGGGATGCCGAAATACTCATCCATAGAAACGCCCATCTCCCGGCAGATCGGGCCGACCGTGTAAACAGACGGATTTTTGATGTCGCCGCGAAAGAACTGGGAGACGGTGCCGACGGAAAGGTCGGTATTTTCGGCGACGTCCTGATTTGTTTTGTGCGGAGTGATCGTCTGCTTCTGCTCACGGCACAAATCAGATAATTTTTCATTCAAAACATGTCATTCCCCCCAAAAAAGCAAGACGTCTGACTGCAAAAAGCAACTGCCATATCTTTACAAGACTACCGTGGACAGGCTATCCTAAAGTTACAGACGGCTCCCGGTCGCCTGCGCAAGTAAAAGCCCGCGCCGTTGTTCGGCCAGCGGCGCGGGCGAACACACTCAATCAAGCAGGATCGTCCAGCCGCCTTCTGCGTTGACGGTGAGGATCAGAGCGCTTGGGTCGACGCGAACGGTGCCGTCGTAAATGGATGTAGTGTTAACCAACAAATCATACTCATCACCGTATGCCTCAACGGCGAAATGCCGAGAGTCGCTGTTGCCGTGGATTTTGGCGGATGTAGTGCCAAGAGGGATGATAAAAACGCCGTCGCCATTGCCGCGGTATGTATCGCCAGAGGACATAACGGGTGCGGTAGCCAGCGGGAGAATACGGACGGTCCAGTTGCCCTCACTGTCGATCTCGAGCTTTCTGGTGTCTTGCCCGGGGTCGAGCACGTAACCAGAGTACGGATCCGTCGTGTTGACAAACAACTCCGTATAGTTGCCGAAGGCATCATAGCCGGTGACGGCGAAATGGCGGGATTCGGAGTTGCCAGAAATCTTGAAATAATAAAGATCATCAAAAGGCGAGATATCGAAGTAGTCGTCGCCATAACCGGAGTATGTGATGGGATCGGGGGCAACGTAAGGCTCGGCCTCGGCGGCGGGTGCGGAAACCGAAGAGGACGAAGGGCTGGATGGCGCGGCGGGCGAGAATATCAGCGTAAAGGCGTGATAAATGGCAAAAGTACCGCCAATAATCAGGAGTATGCACGGCCAGAACCACCAGCAGCGATAAAACGGCTTTTCAGGAGGCATATCTGCGGACGAATCACCGCGGGGCGGGTTCTCATGGCGGTCGGGGTCGTTGTACATAGCTATCCTCACAAAAATACGATAAAATTTTTAGAAAGTCTCACGATTGTAATTCAAGAACAGATGTTCTATTATATACCTACGAGGAACTTACTTATATTCTAAACTGATACAGAATTAGAAACAATAGGGAAAGTACACGAAAAACACCGGGGCTTTTTGTGGAGAAATGGAGGGCACGATGGAAGAAGTGCGGACAAAAATGCTTGACGAGCTGAAACGCATGGCAGAGCGGGCGACGCTGGAGCAGCTCAGCGTGCTCTTGCAGATATGTCGGGGGCTGATAGGATAGAGCAGAAAATAACCGGAGGCGGTCAATCGCCTCCGGTTATTTTTTTCAGGAATTTTTCGAACTCAGGCCAGAATGCGGGCGGCAGCTCCATCATGGCGGAAATGAACCGCTTGCGGAAGGACTCGTCGGCCTCACCCATGAGCGAGGTGACCATCAGTGCAAGCTCTTCGTTCGCGCTGCGCTGCACATACATATCGCCGACGCCCTCTTCCAGCCATGCGAGTGATACGCCAAATTCCCGGCAGATATCCGAGACAGTGCGGTCGCTGGGTTTTCTGCCGCTTGTTTCAATCACCGCAATAAAATTACGGGAGAGGCCAATCCTTTCCGCAAACTGCTGCTGGGTAAGCCCGGCGGCAAGCCGAATCTGCTTTATTCGTTCTCCCAACTTATTCACCTCCATTTTCGAGAGTACGCTTTAGCGCATTTGTAGAATATCACAAAACGTTTACTAAGTCAACATTTATTTTTAAAAAATCGAAAATTAGTGTTGACAGAAACAATAAAATGTGTTATGTTGTGTTTACGGAAACAACAAAGAGAGCCGCCGAAAACAACAAAGGAGTGAGAACAATGTCGGAAGAACAGAAGAAACAGGTTGAAGATATCGCAGCCGAGATGAATAAACTGACGCCTGAGCTGCGCGAGGGTGCGCTGATGTATCTGCAGGGTATGGCCGCGTGCGCAAAGCTCATGGAGAGCAAGAAAGACGAGCGGAAGGAGGCGTGAACATGGAAGACTTCGAACGCCGTCTGGAAGAATGGCGGCGGGAAGACCTGCAGGACCGCAGGCGCGAAGCGCTGTGGAACGCCATCGTCAATATGATCGTCGCGCTGGCCGCGCTGATCGTGGCCATCAGGGCTTGAGAATCGAGACGAGCACACCGGCGGCAGCCAACAGAAGTGTGATGGTGGTCGTCAGGAGCTTCCGGCAGGCGTGATCGAACGCCTCCTGCATGAGCGGGCTGAGCGTGACGAGGGTGTCATCATCAAAGCTGGCGTCGGAGAAGTCCAAAGCGCGCGGCGGAAGTGCATCTTGCAGCGTGAGGTAGTTATACTGCGGGAAAACGGCGAGAATATCGCCGAGTCTGTGTTTGCGGACGACCACGGCACAGATTTTGAATTGTTTATTTGTCATAAAATCACCACCTGCCCACATCTTACCACGTGGGCGAGGGGCCGAACAAGAGTAAAAAGCGTAAAGCTGTAAAATCTGGAAAAACTAACGCCGGAAGGAGGATGAACCATGAGAAAACCGTATGACCCGATCGCGGACGAAGAGCCGCACATCGTGGCCGAGTATCATTTTCCAAACTGCACGGCGTATATCGCCGACAACTACCTGCGCCGGCTGACGCCGGAGCAGAAAGAGGCCAACCGGCAGGCCGCCCGCCGCGTGGCGTGGCAGATCCTCGAGCGGGCCGCAGCCGAAGGGCGTCTGCCCGCGGCCAGCAATTAAACGCGCCGCAAGGCGCGTACATAGGAGTCGATATTATGGCGAACGTCAAGACCTACACCCTGACGCTGGATGCGCAGGAGCTGCATGATCTGATCGAGGCGGCGATGGTGTGTGAGTGCCAGGCGGCGCAGATCATAAACGGGCTGAAGCGAAAAGGGCTGGATATGGACGCGCAGAAGCTCGCGACACAAAACGCCCGTCTGGCGCGGCTCGTCAGGCGGATGCAGGAAGCGAAGAAGGAGACAGCATGACAAATTTCGGGAAGACCGTGCGCAAGCGGCTGATCGATCTGGACAAGACGCAGGACTGGCTGGCCGCGCAGGTTGAGGGGACAGGGATCCCCTGCGACAAGACATATCTCAGCAAGATCCTGAATGGAGCCCGGAAGGGCAAGCAGGTCAAGGCTGCGATCGAGCAGATTCTGGATCTGGAAGGGGGTGCGCTGGGTGGATGAGCTCAAGAAAAAAACGATCGCCGCACTGGAACAGCAGTTGCAGCTGCTGGCCCAGAACGGCGGATCGCCTGCCGGAAAGGCAGAAACGTGCAACGCAATCACGGTCCTGACTGCGCTGCTGCATGAGCTGCGGCAGTTTTAAACGAGAGAAAAGGAGAAGCACTATGAGAACCAATCTTGCAGAGCGGCTCGGGTATGAGCCGGAGGAAGAGACCAGGGAGCGGCAGGAGCGGCTGCTGGAGGAGCTGCGGTACCGGGAGGCCATGCGGCGGGTGGCGAAGACCTGCTGCGTGTGGTTGGGCGGCGCGGCCTTTGTGCTGGCGGTGATCGCCGGGTACGCAGAGATGACCGACGCCTGCGTCGCGACCGGCGCGATCGCGCTGGGCCTGACGACCTACGGGATCCTGTGATGGACGAACAGAAGATCACGGTCGAGCTCCGGCCGGATCAGCTGGCCGACATCATCGACGCTGTCATGGCTTTTGCCGATGACTGCGCCAATGACCGGGAGATTCTGCAGAGCATGCCGCGCGTCGACCGGGACACGGTCGAAGACCTGCTGCAGCGCGAGACGGCGCTGCAAACGCTCGCGGCATGGCTGCAGCACGTACAGGAGGAAGCGGAGTGAATTATTTTGCGCCGCGCATGCGGCCCATCCCGCCGCCCTGCGGCCGGAACTGCCCGGACCGAAGCGGCACATGCCGCGCCGGGTGCTGCACCTGGACGCTCTACGAGAGCATCCGGAACCACATCTACGATGTAAGCCACCGCGACAGGGACAGTCTGCAGCCCGATCTTGCAGCGGGAAAGCAGATGGTCCATGCCGACAACCAGATAAGGAGGCGCAAACACATTGCGAAATAGCATCGACTACCCCGGCGAGCGGGCGCCGCGGCGCCCCGCCGTGATCGCACAGGCTGGATATACCGGACAGAACCACTTTTCCGTTACATATGGAGACCAGAAAGTGACCGTCCGCGCCGAGGACGGCTATGCGGCCCTTTTCACCGCAGCCAAACACTGGGGCTATAAATTCACCCGCCCGGAGTACCATCAGAACGCCCGCGCGACCAAGCTCCACTACACGCCGGACACCCGGCCGGGGGCGCTAGTATGAGGTTCGTGTGCGACGCCTGCCAGGATATCACGAACATCGAGGCCGACCGGATGGAGATCCAGGGCGAGAAACTGATGGTGTACAGCCGCGGGCGGCTGGTGTACGTTGCGGATCTGGGGCAGATCATGCTGGCGAAGCTGACGCCGGGGAGGGAGGAAAAACCATGACAGGCAAGGAAATCGTGCAGGCGCTGCGGTGCTGCGCAGAGGGCGAGTGCAAAGACTGCGCTATGCATGAGGATAAGCAGCGCTGCCAAGAGAATTTATTGGACCAAGCCGCTGAAGCCATCGAGCTCCTGACCGCCGAGAACGCGGCGCTGCGGGAGAAGGTGCCGCGGTGGATCAGCGTGGAGGAACGGAGGCCGGAGCCGGGAAAACGCGTCCTTGCTACGGACGGCGTATTTGTCGGCGAGGCGTACCGCACAAGCGCGGATACATGGAGAAGATATGACGGAATAGCCATGCGGGACTGCCTTGGCAGTATAGTCACCCACTGGATGCCACTGCCGGGAGCGCCGGAGGAAGGAGGCAAGGCATGAGTAAAGCTGTTTTGATCAGCATTCGCCCGGAGTGGGTGAGGAAGATCCTGAACGGGAGTAAAACGGTCGAAATCCGCAAGACCGCGCCGAAGTGCGGTGTGCCGTTTAAGTGCTATATCTACTGTACCGCAGGCGGAAAGGGGACGCTCATGGTGAAAGCCAACGCAGTGGCACCGGCTACTACGGCGGAATCGGCCTATGAGCGCGAACAGGCGGAGGCGTTTGGATATGAGGCCGCCAACGGGAAAGTCGTTGCGGAATTTACTTGCAATAAGATCGGCACGGTCTACCCGCTTTGCATGATCCCCAAATGGGCGACGGTGGATGCCTGCCTCACCCGCGAGGATATATACAAGTATCTGGGCACGGAGCACGGATACGGCATGCAGATCGATGATCTTAAAATTTACGATACCCCGCGCGAGCTGGGCGAGTTTACTGGCCTGCGGACAACAAAAGACGGCTTTGAGCTAAGTTTGATCACCCGCCCGCCGCAGAGCTGGCGGTATATGGAGGAAGAGCTATGGAACGATTGACTTATTTCAAAGACGGATACTGGCGGGTAAATTTCAGCGGAGTGCAGTACCAGGCGGATTTTGTTGATCGACTTGCGGCCTACGAGGACATTGCCGAGTTGTGCGGCGGGTTTGACCGCCTCCGCGAGCTTGCCGAGGCCGACAAGGACGGGCGCGTGGTGGTGCTGCCGTGCAAGGGATATTCTAGCATTGATATTGCGCGGGACGGAGTTTCTTACAGACCGGGTCACTGGAATATCTACTTGACGGCGTATGCGCATGGACAGAATACGCCAAGCGGGCTGAAAGTGGGGCTTTTTGACATTGGAGAAGCCGAGCGGGCGATGCAGGAAATGGAGGGCAAGAAGGATGGCAACGAAACGAATATGTGACCGCTGCGGGGCGGAGATAAACCCCACAAGCTCTGCGACGTATGTAAACGTACGAAGCGCGTTCCATGAGAAATCACCTGATATTGAGCTTTGCTGCTCCTGCGCGATGCAAATCAAAGAATGGCTTAAGTCGAGTGTAGAGGAGGACAAGAAGGATGGTAAAATACACTGAAATATGCGCGTTGTACCATTTTTGCGTCGATCTTGGAATCAAATGCACGATAGAGCGCCTGTACGACGGCTATGCAGTGCGTTTCCCGGACGGAAGTGACTTCGCACAGCATCATGGCACATATGGCGGGACGGAAGGATGCGTTGAACCGGCTATCGGGGACTCCGAATTTGACTATACTGCAGTCGGCTTGAACTTAGCGAAGGAGCTCGTGAAGAAACACAAAGGCAAATTGGAGGCCGACCATGCCTGACGAATACATCAGCCGCGAGGCGGCACTGCAGGAAATGGAGGGCGCGACATGACCAGAAAACGCGCAAGAAAGATACTCATGTCCATCGGCACGAGCCGAAACCATGCAAACTGGGGGCTGAAGGCAAAGCCGCGCTGGAAGACAAACGCCGGTGTGGTAGAGGATACGCTGACGATCACCCTGTACGCGAAGCTGCTGCGGAAGAAAATGGACGAGGGCGGAATAACAAAGGAATCTGCATTCCACGCGGGAGAGATGAAGGCAAGTGAACTTTGGTTGAGGGAGGTAAACCATGCCTGACGAATACATCAGACGCGCAGAGGCGTTGGAAATTACAACGCGGACGTGCGGGGATTACGCTGCGGCGTTTGCAGAAATCAGGAAGCTGCCCGCCGCCGACGTTGCGGAGGTGGTGCGGTGCAAGGACTGTGCAAAGCATTATATCGTACTTGGCCGCGATATGTGCGCGAGAAATGCACAAGGATCTGAGGGGCACTGGATCGGGCTGAGCGCAACGGTACCGGACGGCTTTTGCCACCGCGGAGTACACAAATGAGCGGGCTGCGGTTTGAGAGCATGGCGGACATGCCGCCGCGGATGCGGGAGCTTTATGCACGGCAGCAGATGCCGGGGGCTGCCGCGGCGCCGAAGAAGGCCTCGAAGTATCACAGCACGCCCGCCGAGCGCGGAGAGCTGCGCTTCGACAGCCAGAAGGAGGCGCGGCGGTATGACGAACTGATGGTGATGCTCCGGGCCGGGATCATCTCCGATCTGCGCCTGCAGCCGCAGTTCACCTTGCAGGAGAGCTACATCACCGAGGCCGGCGAGCGCATCCGCGCAGTGCGGTACACGGCGGACTTTTCGTACAAATTCGGCGGCAAGCTCGTCGTCGAAGATGTGAAGTCCAAGCCGACGCGGACAAAGGAGTATCTGCGCAACCGCAAATTCATGCGGTCAAAATTTGGGATCGACATACAGGAGATTTAAACATGCCGGAAGAAAAAAACGAGAGCAGCCCGCGCGAGGCATGCGGGCTGCCGAAGCAGGGCAATGCCTGCCCGTATGCAAAGCTCGCGCCGGTTCTTTGCGCACGGTGCGGCTGGGACCCAGATGAGCACGCGCGGCGGAAGGCGCTGCCGCTGACCGAGAACGCCGACGGGCTGCGACACAAGGACATCAGCCAGCCCGAGGATTGATGTCGGCAATCAGCCGGGGAACCATATTTTTTCGGACTTATGACGCGGCCGCTCCGCCATGAGACGGCTGCGGGAGGATCACCCCGGCTCTGCACCCGGCCCGCGAAACCTCAAGCCCGCGGGCCGGGGATAAAAAGCGCGTGTGGAACGTGCGCGCGGATGGAAACCGTCAACGTTACCCCACGCCGGGTGTCGGGATCGCCCGGCGGCATCGTGTTACCTCCTTATGGAAAGCTGCCTGAGCAGACAAGGGCAGCTCGTCTGCGGCGACAGGGGGACGCGCAGGCGCAGGCGGTGCAAGTCCGCCCTGCATAGGGGCCGGGAGACCGGCCCCTGACGAAAGGAGAATGGAAATGTCGCACGTAGTCGACCTGACGGGCACGGATTTTGGATATTTGCATGTCATCGGGCGGGATACCAGCAAAAAAGGAGACACGGCACACTGGATCTGCCGGTGTAAATGCGGGACCGTCTGCAGCAAGGACGGCAGATACCTCCGGAACGGGCATGCAAAAAGCTGCGGCTGCTTCCGGAAAGAACGCGCGGCCACGCTCGTCACCAAGAGGGATCCAGCCAAAAAGCCAAAAGCCGAACCGAAGAAGAAAAAATTCGGCCGCGGCCCGCAGCGGGCAGGCTCCGGGATCTGTTACAACCCACTCTGCCCGACGCGCAACAACTACCGCGGCGCCTGGAGCTGCACCGAATGCCGCTTCTGCCCGGAACGCAAATTTGCCCGCCAGTCGAGGCGGGAGATCATCACAATTTGAAGGGAGTATCAAAATGGCAGAAATCATGGGCGCGTTTGCGCACGACCTGGACAATTTTGTCGCATACTACGAAAAACAGCAATGGGATACCAGCTTCCGCGGCGAGCAATACCCGCCGCGCATCGTCATGGAGCAGTCCACGCCGCCGCTCTTCGAAGTGGGGGCGGACGGTGCAAAGACGCTGGTGCCTAATCCGACAATTCAGATTATTGGTCGACCGGAGACTGAGGTTGTTACGACCGGCAAACTGCAGATCAGCAAAAAGGATTTCACAAATCTGACCAACCGCGCCGCCGCTCTGCTGGAGCTGTTCCTGCACGGGTTTATGCAGGAGCGCAAGGAAATGGAGGCGGCACAGGAATGATTTTGCTGGAATGCATAGTCGCGATGCGTGACGGCGATCGGAAAAAGCTTCAGGAGCAGCTTACGGCGGAGATCGGGCAGCCAGTTGTTATTCTGCCGAGCAGCATATTGCGGGCGAAAGAGCGGAATATCCTGTTCCTTTGCGACAGAAAGGCTTGCGAGAAATGCAGCTATCCACAGTGCAGGCATACGCCGGAGCTGGAACACGCCAGAAATTTTGCACCAGCAGGATTTACGAAGCGCACGGACGGCGTGTGGGTAGAGCAGGAGGGCGTAACGATGGAAGTGAAGATCGACCAGGACAAACTTGAAAAAAGGCCGGTTGAAGCAATGAGGGAGGTGATGGGGCTTGAAGGAGAAAAACGAGGCCCGCATGGTCTGGCGCTGGGATGATATCTTCCGTGTCTACCGATGCCCATACTGCGGCAGACCGGAGAAACCGTGCTTCGAGCTCTGGAAAAAAGGCGGTTTGAAAAAGAGCCTGCCGAGCCGCTGCACATACTGCAAAGGAGAATTGGAAGGGGTGGAAGGAGAAGAAAATGATCATTGAGATTTTGGAGCTTGCTGCTGCGCTGGAGTGGATCGCGCTGGGCGTGCTGGTGTTTTTCAAACTGCGGAGCCTGAAACGTCAGGCAGAAGTAGTGCTCGAGACACTGGACGCCGCAGCCTGGAAAAGCATCAAACAAGAAGAGGAGGTCTGGCGCAAGAACACCCCGAACGAGATTAGGGCAGCGTTCGGCTTTCCGCCGATAACGCCAACAGAATACACAGAAATGAAAACACGCGAGGAAACTGACCGTTGAACGCATGGCCGGAATTTCCGGCCACGCTTTGAGCGGGCAGAAAAAACAAAGGAGGGCTACAGCATGCAATGGGAACAGGGATGCTTATTCGATGACAACCCGGAATACGATGCGTTCACGGAGAAATTCAAACCCAAAAAGACAACGGACGACTGCTACACGCCACCGCTTGTTTATGATGCGATCCGGGATTGGGCGTGCAGTGAATATGGGATTGACCCGGCATGCATCGTGCGGCCATTCTATCCGGGTGGGGACTATGAACGTTTTGACTATCCGGACGGCTGCGTCGTGCTGGACAACCCGCCTTTTTCGATTCTTTCAAAAATCTGCGAATTCTACATAGACAGAGGGATTGCGTTCTTTCTTTTTGCGCCATCGCTCACGGCGTTCTCCGGCCGATCAGTTGTGCTGAGGATGAACCATATCATTTGCGATGCAGTCATCACGTATGAAAATGGCGCAGTCGTTCACACGGCGTTTGTCACAAGTTTCGGAGGAAACATCGCGCAGAGCACCCCGACGCTCAGAAAAGCGGTCGAGCGGGCGATGCGGCAGATTAAGGCGGAGACAAAAAAGGAGCTGCCGAAATATACATATCCGGACCATGTGCTGACGACAGCCATGCTGCAGAAATATGCGAACTACGGTATAGAGTTTGCGGTTAAGCGCGAGGACTGCACGTACGTTGAAAAGCTGGACAGTCAGCGCGCAGCGGGAAAGAAAATCTTTGGTGGCGGGCTGCTGCTGTCAAACCGAGCTGCCGCCGAGAAAGCTGCCGCCGAGAAAGCTGCCGCCGAGAAAGCTGCCGCCGAGAAAGCCGCCGCGCACGTCTGGGAGCTGTCTGAATGTGAAAAGGGCATCATTGCGAGCCTCGGGAAATAAACCGAGGCAGGAGGAGATATGGTAAAGAGACACAAGCGCCGGAAGTTTTCCGGGAGGGTCTGCGAGCAGATCGTGTACACGGTGGCGGGCGGCACGAATCCGAAGACCAGCCGGCCGAAGAAGCCGCGGTTCCAGTCGCAGGAAGAACGCGAGGAATTCAACACCAGGATCTCGGCTGCAAAGTTCGCGGCGCTGGTCAACGCCAACTTCTCCCCGTCGAGCTATTACTCCACACTTACGCTCGACCCCGAACATGAGGTACATACCGCGCAGGAGATGCGCAGGATCCGGGATAATTTTTACAGACGCATGGCCTACCGCTACCCGGACGCAAAGATCGTCATTGTCTACGGCCGGGGCAAATCGACCAACCGCTTCCACCTGCACCTGATCACGGACGGGATTCCTGTCGATGCGCTGGGCCAGCTCTGGGGCCTCGGCAGCGTCATCGACTGCAAGCCACTGCGGAAGCACAACTACTATTTGGATGAGAACGGAAATAAGGTCGACCACGGGCAGGACTACACGGCGCTGGCCAACTACCTGCACGGCCACTGGCGCAAGGAGTTCGGCGGCCACAGGTACAAGGCCAGTCGCAGCTGCGTCCGGCCGGAGCCGGAGCCCGCGACCGAGGCGGTCCGGGACTACAGCCCGAAGCGCCCGCCAGTCGCCCCGCGCGGCTACATCCTCGTCGAGTACAGAGCCACGCAGTATGGATTCCTATATTTCAAATATGTATGGGATCCCAAAAACGAGACACATAAGCGGAACGGGAGCCGCCTTCTTTAAGCCTTGTAAATGTGTTGAGTTTTGCGACGAAGAAGGAAGGAGCTGAACAGATGTCGAAACCGAGATACTGGTGGTACGGAAACGTCTGCCGCACCATCGGCGAATACCCGAAACTGAGCCGACAGGTTCGGGATATGAGCCGGCAGAAAATCACGCCGGGTTATTCCTCGCAGCCAGGCGGGCAATCCTCCGGCCGCGCCGTCGAGGACATTGCGGTGCGCGTCCTGTCCTCACGGGAGTACGAGGACTACACGGCGATCCAGTCTGCCATCAACACCGTGCAGACCTGGCGGGACGGCGGCGATGTGCTGGAGATCGTGCGCCTGCATACATGGATCTGGCCGCGCGAGAGTCTGGAGTCCGCTGCCAGACAGGTACACGTGAGCACATCCACGGCCAAGCGGATGTACAGCCGCTTTGTCTACGAGGCGGCGCGGGCAATGGGCTACCGCAAAAGTTGAGCTAACAGAGCCTAAAATCTGTGCTACAGTGATAGCGTGAAGAATTGGAGGGAACAGGATGCAGCCATGGGCCGCACGCTTTTACGCGTCCGGGCGCTGGAAGAAATGCCGCGCCGGGTATATCAAGTTCCGCCGGACCATCGACGGCGGCCTCTGCGAAGAATGCCGGGACAAACCGGGCTACATCGTCCATCACAAGCGGGCGCTCACGCCGGACAACATCGCCGACCCGGACATCAGCCTGTCCTACTCCAACCTCGAGTTCGTCTGTAAAGACTGCCACGATCAGTTTGACGGGCACGGCGTCGCAAGATCTCTGACGCAAAAAATTTTCTTCGACGCCGCCGGAGACCCGATCCCCCCCGTCGCGCGAGGCCGGGGCGCCGGCTAGACCACCGCACGCCCTACCTCGGAAGAATACGCAGGCCGTTCGCGAGCCCCCCCTACAAAAGCGCGGCGATAAGTAATCTACGCGCACGCGCGGACAGACGGCAAAAATCACGCGAAAAGGAGGCGGTTTTTGTGGCGAACAGGCAGGAAAAGACAAAGGAACAGCGTATCCGCGCCGAGAAAACCAGGCTCCGGAGAATCTACAAGCTTCTGCCGAAGGAAGCGGCCGGGACTGTCGCGGGACTCATCGATCAGGCGGCCTTTATGCGCATCGAGTGCGAGGACATGGCAGACGACCTGCGGGAAAACGGCTGGACGGAGAAATTCCAGCAGTCGGAGCGGCTCGAGCCCTATGACCGCGCCAGGCCGATCGGGCAGGCGTACAACTCAACGAACGCGAACTACCAGAAGATCATCAAGCAGCTCACGGCGCTCCTGCCGAAGCCGGACACCGCGCCGAAACAGGAGGACGACGGCTTTGCAAGCTTTGTCCGGGAGCGTGACGAGCTGTGACGCGCTATCCAGAAACGTACAATCCGATCCTCGAATACTGGGCCGCGATCCAGTCCGGACGTGAAACGGTGAGCCTCAAGGTGCAGAAGACCTACAGACATGTGGTCGCGCAGCTTGAAAACGCGGATTCCGAGTTTTATTATTCCCCGCGCCGGGCAAACCACGTCCTCGAATTTTTTGAAAACTACTGCCACCACTCCAAGGGCAAGGCGGGCGGCCAGCTCGTCAAGCTGGAGCTCTGGGAAAAGGCGCTGCTGGCGACTGTCTTCGGGTTTATCGACATTGAAGGAAACCGCCAGTACCGCGAGGCCATCCTCATCGTCGGCAAGAAAAACGGCAAGTCGCTGCTGGCCTCAGGTGTCGGCCTGTATTTGCAGCTGGCGGACGGCGAAGCAGGCCCGGAAGTCTACGCGGTAGCCACAAAGCGAGACCAGGCGAAGATCATCTGGCAGGAAGCAAAGCGCATGGTGCAGAAATCACCGGCGCTGCGCAAACGGACGCGCTGTCTGGTCGGCGAGGTGGACAGCGATTATAACGACGGCGTATTCAAGCCGCTGTCCTCTGACAGCGACACGCTCGACGGCCTCAACATCCACGGGGCCATGATGGACGAGATCCATCAGTGGAAAAACGGCAGACCGCTGTACGACATCATTGCCGACGGCGATCAGGCCCGCGCGCAGCCGCTGCGATTCATCACCTCCACAGCCGGAACCATTCGAGAAGACATCTACGACGAGAAATACGAAGAGGCCGAGCGCATCATAAACGGCTACGAAGATCCGGACGGGTACCACGACCCGCGCCGGATCGCGTTTATTTACGAGCTCGACAAACGCAGCGAGTGGACAGACCCGGGCTGCTGGAAAAAGGCAAATCCGGGCCTCGGGACGATCAAGTCCTACACGGCCCTCAAAGAGCGGGTCGAGCGAGCGGAGAAAAACCCGGCCCTCGTCCGAAACCTCGTCTGCAAGGATTTCAACATCCGCGAGACCTCCAGCGAAGCCTGGCTCAACTTTGAGCAGCTGGACAACCGCGACACCTTCCAGCTCGACAGGGAAAACCGCCGCCTGATCTGGCAGCATTACATGGCGGACGGGAATGTGCAGGAGCGCGTCCTGTCCTACCCACGCTACGGCATCGGCGGCGCGGACCTCTCCAAGACCACTGACCTGACGGCGGCAAAGGTCCTGTTCCAGGTGCCGGAGCTGCCGGAGATCCTGTTTGTGCTGCAGATGTACTGGCTGCCGCAGGACCTTTTGGAAAAGCGCGTCACGGAGGACAAGATCCCCTACGACAAGTGGCATGAGCGCGGGCTGCTCCGCCTGTCCGAGGGCAACAAGATCCGCTATGAGGACGTCAAAGCCTGGTTTGTCGAGGTACAGGAAGACCTCGATATTTTTATCCCCTTTATCGGGTATGATGCGTGGTCGGCGTCTTACTGGACGGAAAGCATGGCGGACTACTTTGGAGCAGAGGCCATGATCCCCGTGCATCAGGGCGTGAAGACCTTGTCAGAGCCCATGAAGCGCTGCGGGAACGACCTGGAATCCAAGCGCATTATTTACAACAACCACCCGATCGACAAATGGAACCTCGCAAACACCGCCTACGACGAGGACAAAAACGGCAATATCCAGCCGCACAAAACGAGCAAGTCCACGCGCCGCATCGACGGCACGGCGGCCCTGCTCGACGCCTACACGATCTACGACCAGAAGCAGGCGGAATACACCAGTATGCTCTAGGAGTGACAACATGGGATTTTTGAAAAACCTCCTGACGAATATCACGACCACCAAACGCGTCTCGACCGTCCAGATGGTGCAGGAGCGCGGGAATGGCTTTTACAGCTACAACGGCAAAATGTATCAGTCCGACATCGTCCGCGCCTGCATCCGGCCAAAGATCAAGGCCATCGGTAAGCTGACGGCCAAGCACATCCGGGAGACCATCACCGCCCAGACGCGGAAGATCGCCGTAAATCCGGAGCCGTATATCCGGTTCCTGCTCGAGGAACCGAACCAGTACATGACAGGCCAGCTGCTGCAGGAGAAGCTGGCCGCGCAGCTGGTCCTCAACAACAACGCCTTCGCCGTGATCCTCCGGGATGAAAACGGTCTGCCGAACGCCATTTTCCCGGTCGCGGCCATGCAGGCCGACGCCGTTTACGACGCAGGCGGAAATCTGTACCTGAAATTTTACATGCAGAACGGCAACGTCCTGACGTTTGCCTATGACGACATCATCCACCTGCGCGGGGATTTCTACGAGAACGACATATTCGGCGACCCCATCGCCCCGGCCATCGTGCCGCTCATGGAGATCGTCACCACTACGGACCAGGGCATTGTAAAGGCCATCAGAAACAGCGCCGTCATCCGCTGGCTTTTGATGTTCGCATCCTCTATGCGCGCGGAGGATATCAAGAAGCGCGCGCAGGACTTTGCCGACAGCTTCCTCAATGTTTCCAACGGCACGGGCGTCGCGGCCGTCGACGCAAAGGCAGAGGCCAAGCAGATCGACCCCAAGGACTACGTCCCGAACGCCGCACAGATGGATAAGACCACGCAGCGCATCTATGCCCTGTTCAATACCAACCCGCACATCGTCACATCCATTGCAACGGAGGATGAGCAGAACGCCTATTTTGACGCCGAGATCGAGCCGGTGCTGAAGCAGCTCAGCGGCGAGTACACCCGCAAGCTATTTTCTCGGCGCGAGCGCGGCTGCGGCAACCGCATCGTCTTTGAGGCGTCCGCGTGGGACTTCGCCTCGACCTCGACCAAGCTCAACCTCCTGCAGATGGTCGACCGAGGCGCGCTGACGCCGAACGAATGGCGCCGCGCCTTTAACCTCGCGCCGGTCGACGGCGGGGACAAGCCGATCCGCAGGCTGGACACGCAGCCGGTCGATCGGAACACCACGCAGAAAGGAGATGAAACCGCATGAAGATCAGCATTCGCGGGCCAATCGTGTCCAGCAACCAGCACCGCTTTTATCAGTGGTACGGCATGGAGGCGACGAGCCCTAAATCCGTAGCCGATGCGCTTGCATCCGGAAACGGTGAGCGGGCAGAGGTCGAGATCAATTCCGGAGGCGGCGAGATCTTCGCCGCGAGCGAGATCTATACCGCCCTGCGCAATTACGAGGGCGGCGTCCACATCCGCATCGTCGGCCTTGCGGCCTCGGCCGCGTCCATCATCGCCATGGCGGGCGAGTCGGAAATGACACCGACCGGCATGATGATGATCCACAACGTCCAGTCCAGCGCCGACGGCGACTACCGCCAGATGGAGCACACCGCCGGTGTCCTGCGCGACGCCAACCACGCCATTATCTCGGCCTACGTCGCCAAGACTGGCAGGCCGGAAGCGGAGATCGCCGCCATGATGGACGCGGAAACATGGATCACAGCGGAGCGGGCCGTAGAGCTCGGCCTCGTCGACTGCGTGATGCAGCCGGATACCGGCCAGAAGCCGCTGGCAGCGGATTTTTATTCCGGCATGCTCAGCGAAGACGCGCTCAAACGCGCGGAAAACTTTTTAAAAAATCAGGCTGCAGGGCCTGACTTTTTTATGCCCGAACGGGCGCAGGCAGAAGCAAAACTGAAATTTTTAAAACTCAAAGGAGAATTGAAATGACAAAGGAAATTTACAACATCCAGCGACAGAAGCTCATGGACGACGCCCAGAAGCTGCTGGACGAAAGCAAGACCGCAGAGGCGCAGGCCAAGATGAAGGAAGTCGAGGCCCTCGACGCCAAGTTTGAGGAGGAAGCCAAGATCCAGGCGAATCTCAACGCCCTCGCGGGCGTGCATGTACAGGGTCAGGCTGTATCGGTGCTTCCGCCAGTCGCTACGGCAGAAAGTATCGTTCTGTCCGGCGGCGCGAAGACTCCGGACGTGCTCGACCGGTACGATACCGACGAGTACAAGCGCGCCTTTATGAACTACGTCCTGACCGGCAAGAAGATCCCGGCGGAGCTGACCAATGTGGACGCAAACACCAAGACCTCCGACGTAGGCGCAGCCATCCCGACCACGACGCTGCAGAAGATCTACGAAAAGATCGAAGCGACCGGAATGATCCTGCCGCGCGTGACGCACACGTCCTACAAGGGCGGCGTGACCGTCCCGACCAGCTCCGCCAAGCCGACGGCCTCCTGGGTTGCCGAGGGCGTAGGATCCGACAAGCAGAAGAAGGCGCTCGGCTCCATCACGTTCGCCTACCACAAGCTGCGCTGCGCGATCTCCATGTCGCTTGAGGTATCCATCGTGACCTACCCGATGTTTGAGTCGCAGTTCGTCGCCAACGTGGCCGAGGCCATGGTCAAGGCCGAGGAACAGTCCGTCATCAGCGGCTCCGGCTCCGGCCAGCCGAAGGGCATCACCAAGGAGACCGTCGTGACCGGCCAGAACATCGACATTGCCGCAGCGGCGACCGCGCTGACCTACAAGGACATCACCGCAGCCGAGGCCGCGGTGCCGCAGGAATATGACGCGGGCGCGGTATGGTGCATGACGAAGAAAACGTTCTTCGAGCAGATCGTCGGCATGGTTGACAGCGATGGTCAGCCTGTTGCCCGCACCAACTACGGCATGAACGGAAAGCCCGTTTATTCCCTCTTTGGCCGCGAGGTCGTCCTCGTCGGCGATTATCTGCCGTCCTTCGCGGCGAGCGTGACCGCGGACACGGTCTTTGCTTTTATCTTTGATTTCAAGGACTACCTCTGGAACGAAAATCTGGGCATGACCTTCCGCAAGTACACCGACAACGAGACAGACGACGAGGTCACCGTCGCGCTGGCGCTCGTCGACGGTAAGGTCGTCGACAAGAACAGCCTTGTCACGCTGACCAAGAAGAAAGCCTGACGGCGCGCGGCCAACAGGGAGGGATAACCATTGGCTTTGATCAACGTTGCAAAAACCGCCCTGCGGCTGACCACAAACGCCCTTGACGACGAGCTCGCCGACGAGATCGACGCCTGCCTCCTGCGCCTGCATCTTGCGGGCGCGGAGGGGGCCGACGAAGATCCGCTGGTCAAAGACGCCGTCCGAGCCTTCGTCCGCTGGCAGCATGACTTCTGCGGCCGCGGCGACGAATGGAAGACGTGCTTTGAGGAGCTGCGCGACGCAATGGGCCTGTCCGACGACTATTCGCCGGGCACAGAGGGAGGGGGCGCGTGCTGTGATCTTTGACACCCAGATCACGCTGCGCCTGCTGTCCTACCCCATCGTGAGCGGGCAGACCACCGAAAAGCTCGAACGCGAGACAACCGTCTGGGCCGCCCGCAAGTCCGTCAACCGCGCCGAGTATTACCAGGCCGCACAGGCCGGCAAGCGCACCGACGCGATATTCCGCATGCACAGCGCGGAGTACGGCGGAGAGCAGCAGCTCACCTGCGGCTCGGACGTCTTTGACGTCGTCCGCAGTTACGGCGCGGAGACGGAAGAGGTAGAACTGACCTGCAAACGGAGGGACGGCGCATGATGATCTATGAGACGCTGGCAGACCTGGGCGTCCCGGTCTGCCATCCGCCGTACAAGGGCGCGGAAGAGACCTACATCACCTATCAGCTGCTCGGCCAGTCCGGGCAGCTCTACGCCGAGGGCGGCGAGGCAGAGACCGGCGTGCAGTACGCCGTTTCCATCTTTGCCGAGGGATTTGCCGCCGGGCTTTTAAAGCGCGTAAAAGCCGCGCTGGAGGCCGCTGGCTACATCGTCACTGTCGACATGGAAACCTACGACAAGGAAACAAGCCGCACGCAGATTGCAATTATTGCCGAGTGTGAGGGCGCGGAGTATGGCTAAGTTTGAGACAACAGGGCTTGACGCAATGATGGCAACGCTGGAAGGCTCGGATATCTTTGATGAAGAAACAGTAAAAGAACTTATGACGGCTGCGGGAGAAATTCTGGTTGCTGAAATCAAAAAACGTGTGGCGCAAAGTGGATTTGCGACGGAGGGCTATGTCAAAAGCATCAAGCCAACGAGGATCCAGAAAAACAAATACGGGGAACCATACATTCAGGTAACGGCTGTTGGAAGAAACAAGCACGGTGAGCGAAAAGCGGCTGTGCTTTTCATTTTGAACTACGGGCGCGGGCCGGAATACGGAAGGATAAATGGGACGTACTTCTGGACAAAGGGCTCGCAAGAAGCGGCAAGACAAGTAGACAGAGAACTCGAAAAAATCCTTACACAAAAGCTGAAAGAAAGGGGACTATTATAAATGCCTAGTTTTGACTTACGCGGCATCCGGGCGGGAAAGTATAAAAACACGTCCGGCACCGTGACCCACACAGAGCCGACAGACGTCGGCGACGCCATGGACGTGCATCTGGAACTCAAGTTCGCCGAGGGCCGCCTGTACGCGGAATCCAAGCTTGCCGAGTATATCAAGCTTGCCACCGGCGGCACGATCTCGCTGGCTGTCAAGTACATCAAAAGGGCCGCACAGGCGATGCTCTACGGCTGCACATCCGATACGGGCAAGGAAAATCTGAAATTCTCGGCAAAAGACATCGCAAACTATGTCGGCGTCGGCTTTTACGCGCCGGATAAGATCGACGGCGTGACAAAATACACCTGCGTCTGGGTGCCGAAAGCGCTGTTCGGCCCGCCCTCGCTGTCCTACAAGACCAAGGGCGAGAACATCCAGTTCAACACGCCGACAACGACCGGAGAATTCCTCGCGGACGATTCCGCCGACGAGCTGCTGCTCGAGACCGAGACCGTCGACACCGCGGCGGAGGCCGTCGCCTGGATCAAGGGAAAGTTGGGTGAGACGTGATGGAGGATATCAGAGTAAAAACGGCGGCATATACGCTGGACGGGCACACGTACACGATCCGGTGCAACATGAACGTGCTCGCAGACGTGCAGGAGGCCTGCGGCGGCAACCTCACAAAGGCACTCAACACGGCGAGCGGGCTCAAGGGGATCCTTGCTTTTCTGGCAGCCATGCTCAACGATGCGGCGGACACGGAAAAACGCCCGGAACGCTTTACCGCGCGGGAGCTCGGCAGAACGCTGACGATCAACCAGACGCTGGAGGCCGGGAAGCTCATCATGCCGCTCATTCGCACGGCAGTCGTTGGAGACGAACCGGCGGAAGAAGCAGCCGAAGACGAAAAAAACTGACACAGCCGGGGGATGAGAAGCAGACGGGCTTTGATTTCCCCGGCTTTCTCGCAATATGGCTCTTCAGACTGCACCAGCCCGAGGAGGCCTTTTGGAAGAACATGAGCCCACGCAAGCTCGTGCTCCTGCTGCGCGAGCTGGAACCGAAAAAACAGCCGGAGCAGACGCAAAGCTTGTCGGCCTACCTGAACGGAGGCACATAGAATGCCGAACATCAACACAAGATTTACGCTCTCGGGCGAGAAGGAATACAAAGAAGCGCTATCTAAGATCGGCAACGGCATGCGCGTCTTGAACTCCGAAATGCGCAAGGTAGAGAGCGAATACATCAAAAACGCTGACAGTGTAGATGCTTTACGGGCGAAAAGCGACGTGTTTTCCAAAAAAATCGGAGAACAAAAGGAAAAAATCGAAATTACGCGCAAAGCACTCGAACAAGCGACAAAGGCGCAGGAGGCAGCAAACGAAAAATTCCAGAAAGCAAAGGACGTACTGGACGAGGGCAGCGACGAGTATAAACGTCTCGCGCAAGGCGTAGAGACAGCGACAAAGAAAGCACAAGGCTGGCAGGTAAGCCTCAACAACGCAGAAGCTGAGCTGAACAAGATGAACGCCGAGCTGGAGGAGAACAACGCCAAGCTCGACAAGGCGGGCGCGAGCGGCTCGAAATTCCAGCAGGCGATGGATAAGATCAAGGACTCCGTCGCAAAGGCGAAGGAGGAAGGAACAGGCGTAAAGGGCATCTTTGCCAACATCAAGGAATCCTTTGCAGACGGAAAGGGCGAAGCGGTCGGTCTTGGAGACGCGATCGGCGGCGCGGCGGATAAACTTGGAATTCAGCTTCCCGAGGGCGCCAGCAAGGCGCTGAACTCCCTCAACAGCATCAGCGCCGGAACGGCTGCGGCAGTCGGTGCGTTCGCTGCCGTCGTTGCTGTCGTCGTCAAAACAGAGCAAGCGCTCGTTGACATGACAAAGCAGGCGGCGGAGGGGGCAAAGGAGATCGAGACTTTTGCCTCCATCACAGGCCAGAGCGCACAGCAGGTGCAGCAGATGCAGTACGCATCTGAGAAGCTCGGCGTATCGTATGATCGCGTGCGGGACTCGCTCAAGGAGATCACGAACAAAATGCAGGAAGCCGAGAACGGCTCGGCGGACGCAGCTGCGGCATTTGATAAGTTAAAGGTCAGCCTACGCGAGCAAAACGGCGAGCTGCGAGACGCGCAGGACGTTTTCCTGGACGTCATCGACGCGCTCGGGAACGTCGGAAACCAGTCAGAGCGCGATGCGCTTGCCATGGACCTCATGTCCGAGAGCGCGCAGGAGCTCAACCCGATGATCGAAGCCGGACGCGAAAAAATTCAGCAGTACGCGCAGGCGGCGAGCGACATGGGCTTGGTGCTGGAGGAAGACGAGCTGGAGGCGCTGACAGATGTGCAAAGTGCGTTCTATGATCTCGAACAGCAGCAGCGCGCGACGAAAAACCACCTATCGGCGGAGTTCGCGCCATACCTCACGTCGTTCTACAACAGCATGTCGGAGGCGACGAGCGCGTTCGGACAAACGCTGGAGGACAGCGGCATCGTGACGGCCTTTGGGGAGCTGCTTGGGTTCGTGGGCGACTTGATCGACCCGACAAGCGAGCTCGGGAAGACGACGTTGCCGATACTGGAGGATGCACTTGGGGGCGTGGCGCTGGCACTGGCGGTAATTGTAGACACCCTGCGGGCAATCGCAGGCGCGCTCGATGGGCTGGAGGACTGGATCGACACCGGAAGCACGCAGACGTGGAAGGACGCTTTCAGCTTCAAAGCAACGAACGCCGTGATCAGCTCATGGGAATCGGGCGGATCCAGCACAACTTCTTCGAGCGGGCGCAGCGGCTTCGGCGGCGGGCGCAGCGGATCCGGGGGCGTGGTCAACAACTACTACAATCTGGACGTGTCCAAAGTGCGCAGCATGGCGCAGGTGGTAGAGCTTGCCGAGAGCGCCCAGCAGTACAACAGGAAATACGGGAGGTAAGCATGGGTTACACAAATATCCAGACGAAGCTGCTCCACGCGAAGAAGTCTACCTATACGGACTCGGCGAATCCGGATCTGCGGCATCCGGTTCTAGCCGCTTCAAGCCAGGTAAGCGATTTGGTACAGCGGCGATGGTGGATGAATCAGGGCGTTGTGCGCGACCGGGACGAGCAAATCGTATTTATGCAGTTCAACGCGGACGATATGACGGCTATCGCGAAGAAAGCGGTATGGTTCAGAACGGGAAACGACTTTTTCGACATTGGTCTGGCGGGCGGATACGCAAGCGGCGTGTCCGGCGGGGCGATTATGGCGGTGCAGGCGTGCCTTGGCTCGTTCGACATGACGACACTGACCTACAACAATCAGCCGGGGCGGGCGTCTCTGGAACAGCTGACCGATCAGTACCTGATTAACGGGGATCATGTGTCGCTTCGCGCGCTGTTCTGGGATGACACGCAGGGCTACGCGACGCAGGAGAGTCTGAGGCAGACGCTTTTATACGGCGTCGCGTGCGCATGCGTCAACGATGACCCGCTGCCGTCGGACAGCACGGCAATGTATTACGGCGTCACGATTCCAATCTCTGCGTACCGGACCTGCATTCAGGTGCATACCGCGGACATCCAGCTGGAGGCGGAAAACCTGAGCCCCGCGCTGGGGAGCTATGTGCCACCGAATGCGCCGTGCGTGGTGTCGTGGTCGGTAAAAGGCATCAGCGCATATTTCACGCAGAAGCCGGTGCAGGCATCTTTCGAGGTGCGCTACAGCACGGGAAGCGGATCTCCGGATGCGGCGAGCGCCGTGTGGAAGACGCTGACGGGAGCAGCGGACGCAGAAGCGACGATCCCCGCAAGCGACATGGCGGGCGTTGAGTATGTCATGTGGCAGGTGCGGCTGGTATCGGACGACGGCGTCACGGGCGAGTGGTCGGTGCTTCAGACCTGCACCTGCGTCAATCAGACGGGCAAGGCCGTCGCGCTCAGCCCTGACGGCGCGAGCATTACGCCGGGCGAGAGTGTGGTGTTTCTCTGGGAACACAGCTCTGTATCCGGTAAAGCGCAGGCAGGCGTTCAGATCCAGATGCGTCCGTCGAATGCGGTAAGCTATACGGACATTTATTCCGGCAGTACGACGCTGCGGCGCGGCGTGATCGTGCTGCCAGACTCCATTTCATCGATTGCGGGCCAAGCCGCATGGCGCGTCCGGACGCGCGACAGCGCGGGGGCATGGTCTGAATGGTCGGACCCGGTGTATGTCTATATCGTCGCAGCGGCTGCGGCTCCCGCCGTTTCCCCGATCAGCACGGGGACGGCCAGGCCGACGGTCACATGGCAGAGCGCGAACCAGACGGGCTATCAGGTGCGTGTGCGCGACACGGCGGGAAGAACGGTTTATGACTCGGGCGTCCTGCCGGGCGCGGAGCAGAGCCATCAGATCACGGACTATCTGCCAGACGGGGATTATGTCGTTTCTGTGGTCATCTGGAACCAGTACGCCATCGAGAGCGCGGAGGGTACGAAAACCTTTACCGTTTCCGCGCCAGCTTTGCCTGCGGCGCAGATCCGCTGCGGCGGTGTGAAGGGCGGCGTGCGCGTGCGCATCGATACAAAGCCGTTGACGCGGCTGCTGCTCCTGCGCGACGGTGTGCCGGTGCTGGAGGTATCTGCATCGGATTCCACGGTCTACGACTGGGGCGCGGGCGCAGGGGTGCACGAATACAAGCTACGGGCAGAGAACGCGAACAGCTTCTCAGAAAGTGTGTCCAGCTGGGCGGCTCCGGAGATCCGATGCGGGATTCTATCTACGGCGGATGAACCAGGACGGCAGGTGCATATGCGGATCAATCGCGACGCTTCGCCGGGGCATGACGATGATCTGATGCTGGAAGTGACGCAGCGGGCATTTCAGGGCAGGGCGCTGCCCGTGGCGGAGTTTACGGGGCGCAGGACACACACGCACCGGCACACGTTCAGCCTGCTGCATCCGGAAGAGCTGAAGCTGCTGCTCGAAGTGGTGCTGTCGGAGAAGACGCTTCTCTATCGAGATCAATTCGGCCGGCGGTATTTTTGCATCTGCCCGGCGCTGCCGATCAGCTACGACAAGTATTCGAACGACATTTCTCTGGATCTGGAGGAAGTCGACTACAAGGAGGACTTGACATGATCGACCTTGCGGCCGGCGGTTATACCGCTGAGGCGGTTCAGAAGGCGCTGCACGCCGCCTACGGCTCAAGGCGGATTTATTACCGGTACGATCGGCTGAACGCACACAAGGTCACACTGGGGGCGCTGTACGCAGAAGATGGCTTGATCGAGCTGGACTATAACGCAGACATCATGCGCACGGGGCGCTTCACGATTCGGGACGATCCTGCGGTCAACTGGCAGGCGGAGCTGCTGCGCCCGTGGTTCGGGCTGATTATGCCAGACGGCGGTCGGGCGGAATGGCCGCTCGGGCTATTTTATATGCCAACGGCTCCGAAGACTGGCAGCAGACACGTGTACCGAGAGATCGAGGCATACGATACCACGACGATCCTCTGGGACGATCAGGTGACGAGCCGATACCAGATCCCGAAGGGCTCGAAGTACACGGCGGCGCTGTCTGCGATCTTTGCAAGCGTGGGCGTTTTTGATGCAATCATCGAGCCGTCCGAGTCCGTGACGCAGACGGCGCTCGAATGGGAGGCGGGGACGGCGAAAGGCGAGATCGTGCAGCAGCTTTTGACGGCCGACAACTATGAGCCGCTGATGGCGGATGCGTGGGGGCGCTGGCGCTGCCGCAAGTACAAAGATCCTCGCGCCAGGCGTGCGGAGTATAACTACACGGCAGACGAGCTGAGCGTGATGCTGCCCGATCCGACGGTCGACGATGATCTTTTTCATCTGCCGAATGTGTTCGTCGGCGTGGTATCACGCCCGGACAGACCGGCGCTGAGCTTTACATATGAGATCACAGATCCGAAAAGCCCGCTGGCGGCGGTCAACCGCGGTGGGCGTCATGTTACCGAGACGAAGATCTACGAAGACGCGGCTTCGGCTATCGCGCTGGAGGCGGATGTGCGGCGGCGGGCGAGCCGGGCGTCGAGCTATTTTTCGAGCCTCAAATTCTCGACCGCGCCCATGCCGCACCACGCGGCTGGGGATGTACTGTGGATCGAGGACGGAGACATCCGCGGGAAGTATCAGGAAATGAAATGGTCACTCGACCTTCAGGCGGGCGGCGAAATGAAACACGAAGTACAGAAGGAGGGAATGCTTTGATTCCGCAGAATCTGTTCCAGAAGGAAAAACAGGAGCCGGTGCGGGCGCAGCTGGCGACCGTGGCAGAGGTCACAACGGACGGCGTGACGCTGCTGATTGACGGGGAAGACGCGGCAAGCCAGACGGTATGCAAGTATCTGTCCAGCTATCAGCCGGTGCGCGGCGACCGGGTATATTTTCAGCGCGTCGGCGGCGCGATGCTGGTCATGGGGAAGGTGATGTAGCATGGTGACACACGAATTGACGGTCTATCCGGACGGGCGCATCGACGGCGCGTTTTCCGTCCGCGAAGGCGATTATAACAGCCACACGCTGCGCTTTGTGCTGACGCAGGATCTGGCGGCGGCAAGCGCGAAGCTGCTGCTCTGGCCGGCAGCGGCCGAAAAGCCGACGGTTTACGATACGAAAGCAGGGCAGGGAACCTGCGCGGGGCAGGATATCCAGTTCACGCCAGCAAAATGGGGGAGCGCGGAGAGCCGCACACAGATTCAGCTGGAGCTGTTGAACAGCGCGGGCGATGTCGTGTGGCAGAGCATGCGGATCTCGATTCCGGTATTACCCGGATTCCCAGACGACACGGTTCCAGGACCGATGGATACCAGCGACGCGACGGCGCAGCCCGAGGATGTGGCATACGGGCAGACCTACTACGCGAAGGGGGAAAAGAAGACGGGTAGCCGCCTTCGCGATCCGAAGCATCCGCGAGGATGGACGCTGCTGCCGGTCGAGTATATCAAGATCGAGAGCTATTACTATCAGCGCGTGTCGGATACCCGGTTTGTACTGGTCGTGCCGACGGGAGTCTCGCTTGCAAACCTCCACGCCATGTCATTCCTTGCGCGTGTCGCCTGCGCCTCTGAATTTTACGATCCGAGCAGCGGCATCATTGCCGTTGCAAGCGCGGCGGCGGGGCAGGTGGGGTCTACCCAGCTCTCCGGGAACGGTACGCCGACGAATCTTCATGTTAATCTGACGTGGACGGAGAACGGGGCGCAGAAGACCTTCCGCGTTGAGCTTGTGACGAAGGTTGAAACGGATACTGTTTCTGCGGCGAACGAATATGTATCGTGTCTGGAAACATCCGAACTGAAATTCGGTTCGGTGACGAAAACGGGGCCGACTGCCGTAGAGGCGCGAAATGGCGAGGTATTTTACTACTACAAGTTCACAGATCTTGTAACGCCTCTCGCGGATACGGATATTGAGGTCAAAACAGAGGCGACGTATGTAGAATACGGGGGCGTACTGCATCTCAGAAATGGCACGACAATCACGATCACTTTGAAAAACGTTTCTGCGGGATTTGCAAAGCTGAAGATGGTAGATTTGTATTCTGATTATAGCAAAACGATCTTCATTTTCTGGCCGTGCGATCCTACAGCGGCGGGCGCGGCGGCGTATCCGGTGTCGTTCTGGGGACGCACGGATCCTGCGGTTTCGTTCCTGAAGGGGGCAGCAGACCTGTATGACTATGCGGGGAACGGGCTGACTTGCGATCTCAGCAGCGCGGACAACGCAACGCAGACGGAAAACGCATATTACATCAATGTGTATCAGTACAGTTTCGGACCGTTCCTGCCGCCGGTTGTGCCAGCCGATGCTGGGGCGGCATGGTATCCCAGCGGCACGGTACAGCCGGGAACGCCGCTGAAGACAGCGCTGGACACGCTGTTTACAGAAGGAACGATGACGCCGGTCTACAACGCCTACGACGAGATCACGGCAATCACGGAAAACGGGCAGACGCTGGCGCTGGCGAACGGGGCGCTGGGAGAGAAGAGCTACTGGCTCATGCGCATCGATGGTGAGCTGATTCACGCGCCGAAGATCCTCGATTATCTCTACACATATTCGAATATCTGTCTCGAATTGATTTACACCTGCGCGGACGGCTTCGACGTGGGCTACCCATACGCAGGAGAATAAACGAAAGAAGGGAACAACGGATGGAAAACAATATTCTGGTGAACATCAAGCGACTGCTTGATGGCTGCTGGACGGCACACGCGCCGTCGTGCGCGAATCCGATTGATTCCGTCCCATCCGATGCCGAGGAGACAGGTTGGACGCGGCAGACGGTTTCAGCGGGGTCTGAGGGTGCAGTCATCGATGTGTACGACGACTGCATTGATTTCCGGGGTATTGTCTTTAAGGAGGCCAGCATCAACGGGCCGAACGATAGTGCTTATACAGATCTATACATTCCTGTCGCGCAGTATCGCTTGAAAACATTCTAAGGAGGTCACCATGGACACCAAGACTATCATCGTTACGCTCGTCTGCGCCGTGCTCGGCTCGTCCGCGCTGACGGCGGTCGTCAATGCCGTCGTCAGCGCGATACAGAAAAAGCGCGGCAAGGCCACAACGCAGGAGGCGCACCTTGCAGAGATCGACAAAAAGCTCGGGAAAATGCAGGAGCATCAGGACGAGCAGTATCTGGCGATCCTCCGGCTGACCATCATGTCAGAAGAGATGCCAATGGCCGAGCGCCTGATTGCCGGGCAGAAATACGTCAAGCTGGGCGGGAACGGCGACGTAAAAAAGTTCCTGCACCAGCTGGAGGCGCAATGCGAACGCAATGGAGTTTAGCAAGAAGTGGCTGATCTGCAGCGCGCTCGTCAGCCTCGCACTCATTATCGCCTGCGCGGCAGGCGCAGACCTGACGGAGATCACGCTTGCGGTGCTGGCTGAAACAACAGCTTCCAGCGGATTCTATCTCTGGAAGGCCAAAAATGAGAACCGCGCGAAGTACGCGCAGAAGTACATGGATAAATGGGCCGAAAAATACGGCCCGGAAGCGGCAGCACGCATCGCGGAGATCGTGCTGAAAGATTGAAAGGAGCATACATATGGACTACACGCAAATCATCTCGGCAGTGATCGCGCTCATCAGCGCGCTCGTCTCGGCATTCCTGATCCCGTGGCTCAAAACCAAGATCGACGCGGACAAGCTGCAAACGCTCCGCACTTACGTTGAGATCGGCGTAAAGGCAGCGGAGCAGCTGTACACCGCGACGGACGGCGCGGCGAAAAAGGCGTATGTCGTGAACTTCCTCGCCGAGAAGGGCATTCAATTTGATGTGGAAACGATCGACAAGCTGATCGAGGCCGCCGTGCTGCAGCTGCACCACGAGTTGTACGGGAGTGAGCGGGCATGAGCATCAAGATCGGGCAGGCCAGCCTTGGAGAAACCGGAGGACGCAACCAGCAGCCCGGCAACCAGAACGGCCGGGAACTGAATATCTCGCGCTGGTACAACGGGCGTTGGATCGGCGTCCTGCGCTACAAGAGCCGCAAAAAGGCCGAGCGGGCCGCGCAGACGTGCGAGGCGGCCATTAAAAACCGGAATATCGGTTACGACATGAGCGACCGGAACACGGCGTATGAGGCCGCCAGAGCCGTCCAGTGGGACGTGAGCAAGATCACAAAGCCCGTGGAGACGGACTGCTCCGGCCTCATGACGCTCTGCGCCGTGGCTGCAGGCTGCGCGTCGGTCGAAGCGCTCTACCGCCGGCAGGGAAACAGCTGCACGACATACTGCATGCTGCACGATTGGCCCGCAACGGGAGACTTTGATCTGCTGACCGGCAGCAAGTACCTGACGACGGACGCCAATCTCCTGCGCGGGGACGTGCTGGTAAGCGAGGGCCATACGGTCATGGCACTCGAAGATGGAAAGAACGGAGAGGGGGAAAAAGAAGTGGTCGAAAAAAGCAAGATCATCGTGGACGGCAAGGAAGTCGCTGTTGAGCGTATTCTGAAAAACGGTACGAACTACGTAAAGGTGCGCGATATCGCCGCCGCGCTGGATCTCGAAGTCAGCAACAAGGGCAATATCGCTGTGTTGAAGCACAAGGAAAAGTAAGCCCTGCCCGGCGGCGGGCCGAAGGGAGTGACGAAAGCATAACTGCGCGGCTGGCTCTGCCGAAGGAGCTGGAACACCTCACGCGCAGCGACTGGGAGCGCGTCACTGACGAGGGCATACTGGATCAGATCGATCAGCAGATCGTGAGACTTTATATTGTGCGCAGGCTCCCGCAGATGGACGCCGCCGCCGAGATCGGCGTCGACCGAAAAACCATCTCCCGCCGCC